ATGACTCAATCACCAGTTAACTCCGCACGCATCTTCACTAGGAAAAAAACCCCTAGAGGTGGAGAAATCCTGCGTTTTGCCCGCCGGCTACGAGGGTTTACACAGGCCGAATCGGCTGCCAGTTACGGGATTGAAGAGCGCACGCTCAGACGTTGGGAAAATCGGGAATTTGACCCACGTTGGAATGACGTTATCAGCTTAGTTGAAGACGTATATTTATTAGATATTTTAGATGTAATTGGAAAGATCAATCATGACGACTCACATAACAATTAAACAAGTTCGCAGCGCGCTTAAGCGTTGGGGAAATTTTTGGAAAACAAGAGAGTTTGGCAAAGGCTTTAAAAAAACGTCTATAAGCGATTCTTTCACCCGCCCCACAGGTGGAGAAGCGGGCGCAGACGCGATGTCGGTGCCAAAAGAAATCGAGTTAATTACACAGCTAATTGCTGCACTTAGACCCGAGTGTATTCGCGCTATTCGTGCGCGTTATTTGATGACAGGCACCTTGGCAGATGCTGCACAATTAGTTGGGTTTGACTCAAAACGTTCAGCAGAGTTTTGGCTCGTTAAAGCTGAGCGCAGTCTGTTGGCCGAGTTGTCGGCCAACATTAATTGTGTATAAGGGGTAACTATGTCGCTGATGATCACGGTCGAACAGATCAAAAAGCACGAAGGGTACAAGCAGTACCCTTATTACTGTACGGGGGGAAAGCTTACCATAGGCTATGGACGAAACCTCGATGATAACGGCGTTGATGAGGAAGAAGCCGAACAGCTTTTAGCACATGATGTGCAAGAAGCAAAAGCGGGTGTAAAGCGTCGTATAGACGTGAGCAAATGCAATGAAGCGCGTTTAGCTGTGCTTATCAATATGGCGTTTAACCTTGGTTTAAATGGGTTAATGGGCTTTAAAAAAATGATAAGTCATGTTGAGCGTGGCAGCTATGAACAGGCTGCTTTGGAGATGCTAAATAGTCGTTGGGCAAATCAAGTACCTAACAGAGCGAATGAACTGGCTAAGCAAATGCTCACAGGGGAGTGGCAATGATGGGGTTGCTAACCAAACTATTTAGCACAACCAGTCAAGATCCTATCCAAACCGTTGGCAACATTTTAGATGAACTATTTACCAGTGAAGAAGAAGTTCTTAAACAAGATTTACTCAAAGCAAGACTAGTTGCAAAATCGGCTCAAGTTCAAGCAAAAATTAATGCACTTAGCGCATCACATCGCAGTGTATTTGTAGCGGGTGCGAGACCATTTTTGCTTTGGGTTTGCGGTTTTGGCTTTTTGTTCTCATTTGTAGTTAATCCTATTTTACAATGGCTTTGGCCTGAAGTTGGCGCACCTGTGCTGCCATTGAATGTCATGCTCGAGTTGACTCTTGGCATGTTAGGGCTTGCGGGGTTACGAACGGTTGAAAAAATTAAAGGAGTTGCTAAGTGAGTCAACCAGAACATTGGCAAATGAAGAAGGAACTCAATTTAGCCCACATTATTACCACGGTCACTTTGCTGGTATCAGGGATCCTTTATTTGGGAGACTTAGACAAGCGTATTACCACTAATTCGCAAGAGCTTGACCACCTAAAGCAGATCCGCAATGAAGACCAAAAACGCATTGAAAAACGTTTAGATTCTATCGACAAAAAGCTTGATACCTTGCTTGGTACTAATCTTCGCAGCGAATAAACAACACACCAAACACCACCACTAAACATCATGTTATTAATCATATTGTGTGTACATCAACGAACACGCGGCACCTAGTTATGCCCAAAAGGAGTTACTTGTGAACAATGCAATTGAGCTATCACGCTTGGCGGTGCCAGATGTGATAGAGAATTTAAATTATCAAACGATCTATCAGCAAATGCACGATTCATTATTGGATGCATTGCCTGATTATACTCCGTTGGTGTCTGACCCTGCTGTTAAGTTGTTAGAAATAGCCGCAACGAGAGAGTTGTTACTTCGTCAGCGCATTAATGATGCTGCTCGCTCAGTGATGTTAGCTTACGCGAAGGGTAAGGACTTAGACCATTTAGGTAACTTATTTGGCGTTGAGCGTTCCAAAAATGAAGATGACGAGCGATATCGACAGCGTATCCCTCTGTCTTTAGAAAGTTACAGCATGGCAGGTACTATGGGCGCCTATGAATATCAAACTTTGGCAGCTAGCCAAGATGTTAAAGATGTCTATGTGTATTCATCAAGGCCTGGGGTTGTGGATGTGAAAGTGCTACCACAGCAAGGCGTTGATCCCATAGAGGTGATAAGCCAAGTAAGAGCGCATTTAAATAATGACGACATTAGGCCATTAACTGACTTAGTCAAAGTGCATAAAGTTGAGCCAAAGCCCTATCAGATCAAAGCACAGGTTTATTTAAACGAAATAGCCGATAAAGCGCAGGTAAGTGAGCAAATCGATGCCAAGTTAAAGACCTTTATTAGTGAACATTACAAACTTGGTCAAGAGGTTCCTCACTCCGGAATTATCGACATGCTGCATCAGGCCGGCGTTCGTAAAGTAAAGCTAATAGAGCCTGTGGATGATATCTCTTGCGATAAAGATGAAGCGGCAGTTGCCGATGCAATCAACATTCAATACTTGTAGGAGTGGCACATGTCAGACACCAACAAAGACTTTAAGTCTTTATTAGCGCCAAATGCCAGCAAATTTGAGCAAGCACATGAGCGCGCTACTTACTTTGATAATGTAAAACCGATACCTGATTATGTCGCAAAGCACTGGCACCCTGATACTTGCCCTGAAAAATTACTGCCTTGGTTGGCATGGAGTTTATCCGTTGATGACTGGGACGAGCAATGGCCAGTAGCGGCTAAACGTGCGTTGATCAAAAACTCAGTAGCCATCCATAAACACAAAGGCACGGTGGGGGCGGTTAAACGCGCGCTGAAGTCTTTGGGTGCCGTTATCGAATTTTTTGAATGGTTTGAAGATGTGGATAACACCGCATTAATACCCATACATAGCAAAGAACCAAATACCTTTACCTTTATTATCTGGGCTAATGAGCAGGTATACACCAGTCAGCAAGTTGCGTTATCTGATGAGCTTTACAAAGCGATTGACCGTGTGACCAATCAGACCAAGCCACAGCGCGCACACTTTAACTTTTTAGTAGGTGCAAAGTTAGATTTAGGCATCACGGTTGCAACCACCAGCAGTGGCTTGCAGGTAGGGCGAATTAACTACGATACCTTGCCTGTCAAGGCGGCTCCTAGCGAAATAACCGCGGGTTTGACTGTTAGTAGCCATGGGCGCTATGCCGTAAACCGCCAGCGTGGGTCAACCAAAGCGGTAGAAGCAAAGCTACAAGACAGCCTCGCATTTGGCCTGCATCTTCATAATCAGCGTCATACGGTTGGGAGATTTTATATGACAAGCGACCAAAAGCTTCCAGCTGGTTGCTACTACTTGCAATCAGAGCTTGCAGCGGCGTGTCATTTTAGTAATCGACGCATCAGCGTTGGGCGCTTTTATCTATATCCAAACAAGTAGTTACCTGTCGGCAATCGCTTTTTGGTCTACCCACACATTGCCCAGCGGCTTTCAAATTAGGTGTTAGTTACCACAGTGCATGCCGTGTAACTGCTTTTATTTCTATTGAAACAAGGAGTAAGTGCAGTGAGCACAATTTTACGGCCAACCATTACCACCGCCGGATTGGAGGCGGTGTTTAATTCAGACAAAAATGGCTTTCAAGCCAAAATCAACAAAGTCGGCTTAGGCACGGGTAACTATACACCCGATCAAAGCCGCTCTGCGTTACAAGCAGAAGTACACCGAATTGCAGTTGCCAGCGGTGAAGACAAAGGCAACGCACAAATTCATATGAGTGTGATTGACGACACTAATCACAACTTTTGGGTTAACGAAGTCGGCTTTTATTTAGAAGACGGCACCTTGTTCGCGGTCTACTCAAACCCAGATAAACCAATTGCCTACAAATCAGCTGAAGTCGACTTGTTACTGGCTTTTGACTTGGTGTTGACCGGGGTTCCCGCTGACTCAATCACGGTGATTGACCAAGGCGTTAACCTCAATATTTTAATTGCCCCGGAGCTTGCCAAACTAGGCGCAGCACAAATCGGCAATATGGTCCGCCACCTCAAGCAAAAATTTGCCTTGATGGATGCGGGCGTACTTTAAATAAAATTGGTATCAAAAGTAAGAGGAAGGATATAGATGCAGAATATTCAAACAGATATAGCTGACAACTCAAAAAAACGACAAAACGAGCAAGATGCTGAAAACATTTGTCATCAGTGTGTGCCGCTAACGTCAACCGTAGCACTTAAACAAGCGAAACAAGCCCAACAAATGGCAGCGCTATGTGCTGCACGTAGTCATGCCTATCAGGTCGAAGCGGATGGTTTTGCGCTTAAGTACCTTGCGATGTTGGCTCAATATGGCGAGTGTCATGAGTATACAGTTAATGCCAAAACTGTTTGGTTAAAAGCGCGTGAGGCCATTCAAGCGAGATATCCCAAAAGCTAGCTTTTGATACACGAAACTTAATCTAACTAAACACGCAAACCGCTATCGAGCGGTTTTTGTTTTTCTGAAATTAAAGGAAACATCATGGCATTGGAACAAGATATCGGTCGGTTGATAGAATCAACGGATAAGTTGACCGAAACAGTGGATGGCAAAATTCAAGAGATCACAGCAAAGCTAGACCAAAAATCTCAAGAAGTTGATAGCCGGTTAGCTGCAAAAGAGCAAGCTGTAGAATCAAAAATTGCAAGCTTTCAAAAAGCGTTGCCGCTTGCACCCAATAATCTGTCAGACACGAAGTATTTTGCAAAAATAAACTCGGGGCATGAGGATGGCGTTGCAGTAGATGTAATGCAATCTCATGCGGCTCCATGGAGCTGTTTTTATTATCAAGGGACTGAAGGCACGGCAACCGTCACCAAATTAACTAACAAAATGTTGGCTGACTATGGCTTGACGCCAAATAGTGAATTTCATCGTGCGATTGGCGTGTATCGTTCAGAAGCAGAGCCTTTTTACGGCAGTGATTTTAAAATATTACTATTTGATGTTGAATTGACCAAAGGCATGACGACAGATGAAAACTTAGGTTTGCTCTTTGTACTCAATCAAGGTTGCCCTTCGTTTACAGGTTGGGATAAAGGTGAGTTTTTAACCCAAGCAAATTGCTGGATTAATGTGTTAGAACAATCAGGTAGTTTAGAGTTTTATCCGTCTTCAAATCGTTCAGCGACAATTCGAGTAAATGCAGGTGATAAGGGGAAAGGTTGGCAGTATAAACGTAATACTCGCCAAGGTTGGGGCGGGTGTCACCAACCAATATTTAGAGGCCTTGGTAAGATGAAGGTTGCGGTTGCTTTACCGTATGTAGGCACGGGCGATCACGGTAACAATATGATTTGGGCAGATAGTGTTGGTCATGCCTATTCACATACGGCACCAGCAATTGGCGAAGGAGTATAATCATGGCTGTTTTAAAACAAATTTCTACGCAAAGAGTTTTCGCAGGTGGTATTAAAGATGCCGCGCATGCTGAGCATATCGCAAAGCAAGCAGAAGTTGCAGAAAATGACTATGAACTTATTTTTGATGAACTGGAAATACAAGCACTTAGGCGCGCTCTATACAGTAAAGAGAGTGATTACTTATTCTTTGACTATATGGCTGCAGTAACAGAGTTTGGTGAAACCTCGTCAGAAGCAGTTGCGGCCAAACAGGCTTGGTTGACACAGAGAAACGCAATCAAAGCGACTTACACCAAACCTGAATAACCCACTTTTAAACCACACAAAACCCGCTTTTTAGCGGGTTTTTTATTTTAACCCTGCCAATTTTGCAGTATGGCAAACCATTAGTTGGAGAACAAAATGGCTTTAGAACAAGATATTGCCAATTTAGTCGGTAAAGCAGAAGAGCTTACCACCGTAGTAGAAAACAAAATTTCAGATATTGACTCAAAGGTAGCCCAGTCAAAAACCAAAGTTGACGGCTATATCAACCAAGTAAATAACTACATTAATTCAGCCCGAGATAAACAGTCTCACTTTCGACTGACTAAAAACCAAGCATTGATCGCAAACGATGAGGGCTCTTTTCCAAAATATTGGAGCGGTGGTTTTGTGAAAAGTGCCAAGCTTATTGAAACAGTCACGACAGGAGTTGAACCCGAGCAACGTTCAGCATTGGCACGTGAGTTTTTGCAAGCAATAAACTCTGATCGTAAGTACTTTGCCAATAGCTTTAAAATTTGGGAATTGGAGTACTATCCGAATAGACGCGGAGAGAATGTCAACTTATATGCCTATTTGATGTATCAGTATTTCAGAGCGCCTACGCATATGACTATTGCAGGAATAGTAAAGCATATAAAAGGTGTTGTGCCGGATAACTGGTGGTGCCACGGCTTGAAAGCGGGCGAGCCAGCAAAGCTTTGTGGTCATACATATGGGGTTGACACCTTGCGTAACGCCTATTCTCATTGTCACCCGTATGTGCGAGGAGAGGGCAAACCCGAAACCGAAACGGGCATCATTCAAGTTGCTTTACCGGCGGTAGTTACCGGTGATGTAGACCTGTCAAAAGGGCAATGGGGCCAGTTCCCATATCTTGGCGACGCTGACCAAAACGCATATGACTAAGGAGAGTAACCATGGCTAAATTAATCGTAAATAATCAACAAGTAGACCAGTTTTATAACGCAAACACCCCTGAGCATGTCACTGCACAGTTGGTGTTAGAACAATTTGGTGAGGATGCTACATTTGAAGTGCAACTAACGGACGCTGAGCAGGCTGAGCAAACACGTACTGCGTCGCGCCAATCAATCAACCAACAAGTGGCCGACAATGCATCACTGCTAGGCACCACTTCAGACACCACTCATATTTTGCTTAACGAGCTCAGTGGTTTTATTAACAAGCTAAGCCAAGCGCAGAGCCTTGCTGAGATGCGGGCTTCGACCGAGTCGTTAAAAGCAGCGATAGGCAATATTGAGCAACAAGTGACAGAAGGCAACTTGATGTTCCCTTACCAAGTGAAAGGTCAAACCCAAGTGATGGACGAAATTTGCCAACGCGCACAAGGCGTGAGCCAAGTGCTAAAACAAGGCTAACTTATCCAGCCAATATAAGCGGCAAGTACTCACTTGCCGCTTATATCGCACTAACTACCCAATTCTGAATCTGTTAACCCACACGCAATTTTTGCCAATTTTGAGTTTTCTATGAGCTTAACCAACTTTAGTGCCATTGATTTAAACCAACTTCCTACGCCAGAGCTGATAGAGCCGTTAAGCTTTGACGACATAAAAACAGCCATTATTGATGATTTTCAAGCGCGCTTTCCTGATGCTCAATTGAGTTATCAAAGCGATCCGGTGATCAAACTCATTGATACTTTTGCCTATCGTGAATTGCTAATTCGCAAGCGTATTAATGAAGGCGCAGAGGCAGTGTTACTTGCCAAAGCCACCACTGAAGAGCTGGACTTTTTAGGTCAGCGCTTTGGTGTGCCGCGTGCAATGATAAGCCAAGCCAGTGAAAATCTGCCTGCCGATGAGATTGAATATGAAAGCGATGAGCGCTTTCGTACTCGCATTAAATTAGCATTAGAAGGCTTCAGCACTGCCGGCCCAGAAGGGGCCTATGCATTTCATTGTTTTAAAGCGTCAAACCATATTCAAGATGTGTTTATTGAAGCGCCGGAATTTGTTTTGCAATCACCACCCGAAGAATTTGCTGAGGCGTTACCAGTTGGCACTAAGTTGTTAACAAACACTTACAGCGCAGGACTTGAAAACCCCATGCCAGGGGATGTGGCCATCACGTTGCTCAGCGATGAAGGTGATGGAACACCGTCGGATGCTGTATTGAGTGAAGTTAATCGCTATTTAAATCAGGACAACATTCGACCCCTTACAGATAGGGTTAATTTACTAAAACCTAAGGTGAAACGCTTTGCTATCAAGGCCAAGTTACACCTTTACCCAGGCTTAGATGGCGATAGCATCTATCAATCAGTGGCAGCACAGTGTAACGGTTGGCTGAAACAGCACCGCAAGTTTGCTCATGATATTTCTTTATCGGGTTTATATGCGGTTTTGCATGGCGCGGGCGTGCAGCGTGTTGAGCTAAGTTCACCAAGCAGCGATATTTTTGTTGCCGAAAATGAAGTGGCCTATTGCGAAAATATTGACATATCAATTGAGGCACAGCGCAATGTCTGATGCTAAACAATACGACCCGCTATTGCCCGTAAGTAGTTCGTTATTTGAACATGCGCTGTCAGGGGCCGCCGCTCGGATAGAAAAAGTGCCTGTACCATTAAAGCATCTTTGGAACCCATGGCAATGTCCGGCCCATTTTTTACCTTGGCTTGCGCATGGATTAAGTGTGGATGCATGGGATGCTAGTTGGCCTGAGCATATTCAACGTCAGGTTATTGCTGATAGCGTACCAAGCCACAGAATAAAGGGCACCTTTGGCGCGCTTAAACAATCGCTAAACGCGCTGGACGCCGAGCTTGAATTACAAGAATGGTGGCAAACCGATGGCGTGCCGCATACCGCAACTGTACTGGCTTTAGCAAAAAACAATTTGAATGAGCAAGGTGATACCTTTATCACCCCAAAGTTACAAGCTCAGCTTTGGCGAGCCATTGCGGCGAACAAGCCCGCACGCACACAAATTGACTTTCAAATCGGCATTATTCAACAAAATCAGTTGTATTTTTCAGCGACTAGTACCGCTACACAAATTAAACGAACACAGCTAACACAAAATGCCGATGGCGAGTTTGAGCACGCTGCGCTTTATGTCAGTAGCACCAGTAACCTCCTGCAAATAGCGTCGAGTCAGCTTGCGCAAAGTGCAGATGACAACTTTGCAACAACCAGCATGTTTACACATTGTGTAACAAGTCCATTGCAAATTAGCCACCAAGCACTGGTGCAAAACACGGATATTCAATTGAGTACTTCAGACATTGAGTTTAGCAGTGTGTCGGGTAGTACCACATTTCAAACATTAACCATGGAATTTACATGAGTACTTATCAACCAATTATTACGCAGGCTGGTCTTAACGCAGCCGTTAATGCCAAAGAAAAGGGCCTGAGTGTACACCTAAGCCATATCGCGATTGGCGATAAAGGCTATACGCCGCAGCGCAGTCAAACCAAGTTACAAAATGAACGCAGTAGAGTGCCAACGGGTGATGCAACCGACTTTAAAAATGGTCAATTTCGCGTCTCTGGCAAATTTACCAGCGATACCAGCTATGGCGTTAAAGAGGTTGGCTTTTTCTTATCTGACGGCACCTTATTTGCGGTGTGGTCACATCCAGAAAATGTTTTGTTTTATCTCACCCCGATGGCCACCGTGGTGCAAGGGTTTGATTTATTACTCAGCGCTGCGCCCCAAGATGCTATCACCGTTACCCATGATGGTGATTTACGTTTGTACTACGACGATGTCTTTATTCATATGACAGAAGTACAAACTAAAATGCTTGCCTCACAGCTTGAAACCAACCTGACCATTGTCAATTTATATAACGAACTAGCTCAAAAAGGAGTGCTGTCATGAGCACCATCGAAGACCAAATCAAATCTCTCAATGCCACCAATGCCGATTTAGCAAATAAAAGTAATGCATTAACCCAAGCCGTGCAAACGCAAGTAACCCGTATTGAACAAGCCGTGGCTGATGCCAAATCAGATATGTCATCAGCGACCACAACCACGCTCAATAAAGTAAAAAGTGATGCGGCTAAGGTAAACAGTGAAATTCAAACGCGTATGGATGAAGCCATTAAGCCTTGGATGCCAGCGATGTCTAAAGTGCAGTTTGATGCCTTGCGTGAACAACGTAAGCATCAATATGCGGGTAGTGGGTTTGTTGAGTGGGGGAAACATATTTCTACACCGAATTATCAATTTATAAATGAAGGGATGTGGACTTGGTTAAACCGTATAAATTCAATCTCGTTGGGGGTTGCAGATTCCGATATTGGTGGAATTGGTGAATTGTCAAGCAATCGCGCTAAGGCGCTAGTAGATGGTGTCTTTTTGGCGCTTTCAAAGGTTGCACATAAAGATTATGTACTGTTTACACTGCCCCCAGCACCCGATGGTACTAAAACCTATGATTCAGCAACGGGTACTGTCACTGAGCACAGTGATGCGCAAGCGGCGTTCACATCAGAAACCGCCACGAATAAAGTGATCACTTCCCGTAAAGACTTGGTGTTTTTAGAGTCATGGCATGAAGATATCAGCGAAAAAGGCGTCGTCTACCCGCTGGGTAATGTGCAATACGGTGCAAGTAGTTATGGTGGTATCTCATTACAGAACAGTCTTGTTGCACAAGGTTACTCTGCTTTTGGTGAATGGGACCAAAACACCAAGGGTTATGGTGCTAAATGGTCGACGTTAACCGATGAGCAAAAAACACGGTTTTTAAGTGAGCCCGAGAACAATATTTATTACGATGCTCAAACTAACAAGTTTGTGCAAGTGCGTTATCGAATGCGTGTTGTTGAAGGATTAGGCGATGATTGGCAAGGGCGTTCTCAGCTTTCTAGTGGCTCAGGGTATAGTCCATATAGGTCAAGGTATTTAGGTCATGGTGACTTTGGTGATGACGTTTGGCAATGGATGCTACCGCGAGGCGCTAATGTTGATTATAACGACCTGTCCGCAAGTGTCGTCTCTGATCACCAAATATTCCAATCTGCAAACTCTCAGGCAGTGAGCAATACAGTAACTCTGGGAGATGCTGGGCTTTGGCGGGTTATAGGCAAGGATATTACTGCAATTCCTATCGCACTCGTGCAACGTTTAAACCAAGGCGCATATCATCCAGTTTACAACCCAATGGGCACAGCGCAGTTTACGCAAACTAACGTCGCTAATTACCATTGGAATACACTACCTAGCAATTACTACCCAAGCAAAGCGGGTTGCTTTGAGCTTGCGACACCTTCTCGTATTGGTCGACATGCCACATACGGCACCAACAGCGCTGGGCAAACAGGTCGCCCTGGTAGTTATAAATATCATGATGCCATCTATGCGGGACAAGTTGAAGACTTACGTTTAAACGCCAATAAACTCGATGTAAATCAGCTGCGTGAAGAGACAATGCGCAAAGCTGTGGCAGGTACACTGCGAGGAAAAGAAAGTACGATATTTACCACTGTGGAAGCAAAAAAGCTGGCAATTGCGACTGTATATGCAGGTAAGTATTACGTAAACTTGGCTGGAACTGTCGATATACAAAATGGTTATGAAATTGAACCTCACAATAGGCCATTTAGTTACTTATACAACATTACTCGAGGCAATATCCTTTACCCCATATATGTTGAACCCAGTGGCAATATTTATACCTCAGATGCGCCGAGTATATTACCAGAAAACAGGTTTCAGAATGTCGGTTCAACCACTTTACTAGACTGGCAGGTTGGAGATGATGTTTATCTAATAAAAGGCGAGCAAATGACGAGTGAATTCGACTCTCTCCCTTGGGTCGATATCATCGGTTCCCCAGAAAACATTGCTGCTACTTTCCCCAGTGGTGTTGTTGGACAATGGTTGCCTCAAATTCCTGATGGCCAGCAAAACTATGAACTAAATAGAAAAGCGATAACAAATAATGGTTTAAATATGGCCATTACTTTTACAAATGATAACGGTGAATCAGGGTGGGAAGTTAGAAATGGCAACGACTGGAATTTCAATCTAATCGCAAGCTCTTTAAACACTAATATTGCACAAACGACAGTTGCACTAATTAGTTATGAGTCAGCAAGTGTGTTCACCCAAGCTCAAGCGAGTAAGCGTGTATTAGGTGATTTAGGGAGTGTTTATGCGACTCAAGCACATAGGAAAGAGTATGGAAATAAACTGCAGTTTAGTCTTACGCAGAATATAGGGAAAAGAATGGACAGTGCGCTTTTCCAAGAGTTTTTACCTCTAAGTAAGCACACATATTATAGTCCACATCAAACACTGAGCTGGTCTGCAAGAGCAGGTGATGAGCCATTACACCCAGCAATCTCTCTTGATGCGCCAAATGATAATTCTCCTGCGGTAAAAACACTTTATAGCATTACACAAAGTAATGGTTTGCTGTACATGCAATTTAATGGTGCGCAAATGCAATATCAACTCCATGACGTGCAGTTAGCAAACTCAAGCGTTTCGCAAAGTTTCACTAAAGGACAGGTATATCGCTTTTCATTAGGTGCTTTTAAAGGGATCGTGGTGCAAGCGTTAGCAACGCTAACAGGCATTATCGAGGATGTAGCTTACGTTAATGACAATGGTGAAGTTGTGGGTATTGCTTCGGGGAATGTTGTATTTGCACCTGTAAACTTTAAAGGATCTTGGGGTGATGACCAAACCATCCAAATTGTTGATGGCGAAGACGTTAAAACCGACCTTAACGGCAACACGGTAAAAGTATTTTGCCATCACACCCAATTCCCAATTGGTATCGCATATAACAACTAAGGCCGAATCATGACTGAACAAACAATCGACTCAATTGAACTACAAACACCTACAGTTACTTACGCTGACGTTGCCACTAAACAAATGCTTCGACATCCAAGCGAGCAAATCAAAGTAGCACTTAAGCTGGCGATTGAGCAAGAAGAGGTAGAACACGCGCAAGCACACGAACAGTGGCAAGCATCATTGGCTGATATTCAAGCGCAGATTGAACAGGCCCAAGCGCACAACGCTGCAAACCCTGACGATCAGATTGATGTGCCAGAGTTACCGCCAGAGCCTGTGATTGATATGGCAAAACGCCGCGCATGTTATGAAGTCAAAAACGTAGAGGTTGATTTAGAACTCACAACCGAAGCACAAGATGCGCATATTGTTTATGACGATGAGGCACTGATTGCCTATCATCACCCCAAAACCATCGCCCAAAGCGTTGAATATATCGCTTCAGTTAAACGAGAACGTTTTAAAGCACAACGTACTGCAAATGTGGCAGCAATCACGGTGAGCGTAGATGGCCTTGAGTTTGATGGTGACGAGCTAAGCCAACAGCGTATGGTTCGAGCTATCTTAATAATGTCTGATACAGATAAGCAGCAATGGGTGATGGCTAACAATGAGGTGGTTGAAGTGAGCAAAGCACAATTAACCCAAGCTTGTCAGCTTGCATTGCAAAAGCAATCACAGTTATGGGTTGCTTAAAAGCAGCTGGCCTCTATTAAAAAGCTTCTATAATACTCCAATCAGGCAGTCACAAAATGACTGCTTCACTTCTTTTTAAATCGGTCAAACTTGACCGTTTTCTTTTCCTATTAATTGCTACTATTTCGCTAAATTGAAACAGTGGTCTTTCCCGTAACGAGGTGGGCATAGGGTTTAACTCTATGCCCATTTTTTATGTCGATCTTTGTGTGTTTTTTTGCCAATACCCAAAAGGATTTACAATGAGCAACCCATTTACCTTGGTGCATGCTGATGTGTGCCGAGCATCTACCAGTACTATTTTTATTGATAGCATTGCAGCCGAGCCTGCCAACAATCCACTTACTCAAAGCTTGTCAGTATATGGCCGTGAGCAGTATTTTGCCAATGCGGGTGTGCAAGGTCTTATTCAACCTGTTTTGATTAAATTTACCTCATTTGGTAATACCAATTTGGGCAGTTTTGCGGGTGGTCATCGCTTAGGTGAATGGCTGCAAGTGGACCAATGCAAGGTAATAAATGGCGAAGATTTAGCCTTGGTAAACCCCAACACAGGTGATGAAAACTGGTTTAGTTTGGGTAATTCCATCAGCGAGCACAGCCAAGTAACCGCACATATTATGATTGCCACCATCGGTGAGGGGGAAGAGTTTACCGCCATGCCGCAGATGGATGTGATAGCCACGCCCAACCAGTTTGCGCAAACCTTTCCCAAAGGGGTGATGGGCCGATACAACCTTAATCATGTACCTGATGGCAGCGATACCGCCTTTAAACTCACTCGACAAGCTCAGCCCGACGGGCCTGATTTTTGTGCGTATTTACAAGGCGAAAATTGGTTAGATACCACCAAGGCAATGAACTTAAACCTTGCCAACAACACCATTCAAAATGGGCAAGTTTTACAGCCTAACAACGTTGCCATTTATTTTTACCACGGTGAATAAAAGGACTTAACAAGCCATGTCAAAATCTCAACTAATTGATTTATCAAAGTTGCCGCCGCCGAATGTGTTAGAACAGTTAGACTACGAGCAACTGCTTCAAGAGTTAAAAAACAATTTATTAGCGCAAAATCCAGCGCTTGAGCAAACCTTGGGGCTTGAATCTGAGCCACTTACACAACTGCTCAACACCTATGCGTATCAAGCCATGTTACTGCGTGCACGGGTGAACGATGCGGCTAAATCAACCATGCTCAGCAGCGCAACAGGGGCAGATTTAGACCAAATAGCCAGCAAATACGCGGTTGCACGCCAGCAAAATGAAAGCGACACCCGCCTGCGCGAGCGCGTGCAACTGGCGTTTAACAGCCTAAATACGGCAGGCACCGAAAAAAGCTACCGTTACCATACGCTCAGCACCGATGAGCGGGTAAAAGACGTGCATGTGGCAAGCCCATCGCCGTGCCATATTGTGATCACCATTTTAAGTAACGAGACGCAAAATGGTCAGCCATCCACCGAGCTTATGAACAAGCTTGAATACACCTTTGGCTTAAAAAAGGGTGATCAAGACTCGGTATCGGATATTTTAGAGGCGCAAAAAATTCGCCCCATTGGCGACCGCGTACAAATTGTGGCCGCCAAGGTCAAAGAATTTAACTTACAAGCCCATGTTAAGTTAGAGCTTGGCCCCGGCCACGCGCAGGTAAAACAGCAAGTGCTAGAAAAAACCGCCGAGTTTATTGCCGAGCGTAGCAGTTTGGGCAAGCCTATCAAGCGCTCAGCGTTGTTTGCCGTGCTGCACCAAGCGGGGGTAGAAGAAGTAGAACTCACCTCGCCAGCACAAAACATTGTGGTGGCCGACGACGAAGTAGCTTGGTGCAAAAACGGCCTTGATGCGCTGACCTTCGAGGTGCTGATATGAGTGCGCTTCATCAAGGTAGCCCATTGCAAGCCCAGCTTCAGCAACAAACTGCACAATTGCTTGCGCCCATCAATCAAGGGGTTGATGTGTTGCCCATCTTGTGGGAGCCAAGTACGTGCCCCGAGGCATTTTTACCTTGGTTGGCGTGGAGCCAAGGCGTTGAAGAATGGGACGAACAATGGCCCGTTGAGCTAAAACGCCAAGTAGTGGCCAATAGTTTAGATCAACACCGCCACCTTGGTACGCGCTACGCCATTACCAAAGCTTTGCAGCCGTTTAATCTGGGCGCAGAAATTAGCGAATGGTTTGAGCATTCACCCATGCGCGACGCGGGCACGTTTCATGTTGACGTGTATGTATCAAACCAAGGGATTGATCTGCCGCTCATTCAAGAAACTCGCAGGCGCATAGACAGCGTAAAACGCAAATCGGTCGACTACACCATGCAAATGCACTTGCAAGGCAACTTAGGGGTTGCCACCACGGGCGTGTTTTGCGGCTCATCCATGACCACGATTTTTCCAATTTCTTAATTTTAAAAGTATCACTATGTCAAATTCTCAATATTGGACCAAGCTCACCGCAGCGGGCCGTGAAAAAGTACTGGCTGCCATTGCAAACAATCAAACCATTAAACTTACCGACTTTGCCGTGGGCGACGGGCATATTTCAGCAACCGACAGCGATTTACGCCAACCAGCGTATCGCAGCCATGTTAACTCACTTAAGCAATTGAGCGAGCAATCGCTGGTGGAAGTGGTGGGTGTAGTACCCGCCAGCGAAGGCGGTTTTTACGTGCGCGAAGCGGCATTTTACACCGACGACGGCAAAGCCTTTGCCATCATCAAATACCCAGAAACCTACAAACCTGCCGCCGCCGATAACGCCGCTGCAGAGCTAGGCATTAAAGCGGTGATTGATGTGATAGATGCGCAAGTGGTCAGTGAAAAAATCGACCCGTCGATGATCTATTCAACCAAAGAGTGGGTGAGCGAACAAATTGCAACCACCGCCATCATGCCCCTTGAAAAGCGCACCCACGCAAAAAACATCGGCGTGGACTTAACAGGGCAAGTGCAACAAATTCACCATCGTAAAAGTGTGATAGCGCTGTGTGAGCTAACTAATACAGATATTAGTGCTAATTCGTACTCGTCTGGCCGTTTGGTATTTCATCGTCAAAATGGTGTACACAAGGAAATTAGCGCAGAAGTCACTTTGGCAAAAATTTACAACCAAACCAATGCCCGAGGTCATCTTCTGACTAAAGGCACGAGCGACGCTATTAAGCTTTGTACCTTTGAATATAACGGTATTAAGTACGCTGGTGTGCACTTTTTTTACGACCATGCCGAGCATGGCAATGTCACCTTTGATGGCGTGGGCACCTTTGACCCCTTTGGCCTAGATTACTTTGAAACGCAAAATAACACGGCGCTTATTCAAGAAGTTGCCGATACCCTAAGCTTTGACGATATTCAACTGGATAACCCACTTAAGTGGAACAACCACGAGATTTATCACGAAGGCCATAAGCCCACTCCCAGCGAAATAGGTGCCGTAGCAAAGGGTGAGAGTATTGATTTAACCGACCAACGAATTCTTTGGAGTCAAAATAGTGATGGCGCGTCAATCGGTTTTAAAAACATTGCAGATACTGATCCAGACAGCTATTTGTATTTTAAAACGGCAGATAACCACAATGAGTATTTCAAATGGATACATCAAGTACATGGCTCAAACACTGAAGTTGAGTGGATGTCACTTAAACCGACAGGCTTGACGGTTAGTAGCAACCTACAAGCTAAACAAGCAACGTTCGACAATGTTAAGGCAAAGAATGCGACGTTTGATAATGGTGATGCAACGACCACGGTCAACATTCGGTCAACCAATAACCACGCAGCAATACTCAATGTATGTGCTGCGACAGACTCGCAAACAACAGGCATTGTTTATGTGGGTCAAAGCCCTAAACACGGTGGCGGTATTGAATACAATGGTGATAATAACCCAGTAACCAGCGGCAGTGGCGCTGATTACTTTACCTTGTTTAGACGTAATAATGGCGATACCCAATGGACTGCAAGAAACATTTATTCCAATAATGATTGGGAGTTTAGAGCAGAAGTAAAAGCCGCGTCGTTCAAAGAGGGCAATACACCGCTTGCTAACAAGTACCACGCTAAAAGCGATAAGCTCGCTGAGTTTGAAAATTCCAATTTTAAATTGGCTGGGCAAGATTTAAAAATTCACCATAAGCGTGCACTTGTCGGTTTAAACGATAAGCTTGTGATTAACTATGGCACGACAACAGCCGACTGGGATAATGTTGAAGGCAGAGGAAAGTGGACCTTCACCGATCAAATTAAAATTAAAGATGTAAATCTAAAGGCGGTATCAGGAGCTTATGGTGACAAAGCGTTAGAGTTCTCAAATTCACGAGGTTACTTAAAGCTCGGTGCGCAAAATCCTCTTCATTGCCACTATGAAACTAACATGCCACATCACTGGTTCAATAAAGATGTGAGGGTTGATGGAGAAATTTATGCTGGTGAAAACTATGGAGACCGTGTTTACCACGAAGGACATAAACCCACGCCGAGTGAGATAGGGGCGGTTGCAAAAGGCGAAAGCATAAACCTGACTAATCAGGAGTTAATCTGGCATGAAAACACCGATGGTGCGGCCATTGGTTTTCAAAATATCTCTGATAACGACACCAATAGCTATCTGTACTTTAAAACCTCCGACAACGGCAATGAGTTCTTTAAGTGGATACACCGAACGACCGATTGGATGTCGCTCAAAGCATCAGGGTTAAGAATTAAGGGAGATGTAAAAGCATCCGGCGCTACCTTCGATAACGGCGATAATACCACCGTGAATATTCGTGCTAATGATAATGGTGCTGCGGTGTTAAATGTGTGTGCGGAAAGTGACAGTCAGACGACAGGCATTGTTTATGTGGGTCAAAGCCCTAAACACGGTGGCGGTATTGAATACAATGGTGATAATAACCCAGTAACCAGCGGCAGTGGCGCTGATTACTTTACCTTGTTTAGACGTAATAATGGCGATACCCAATGGACTGCAAGAAACATTTATTCCAATAATGATTGGGAGTTTAGAGCAGAAGTAAAAGCCGCGTCATTTAAAGAGGGCAATACACCGCTTGCGACTAAATATCACCCTAAAAGCGATAAGCTGGCTAAGTTTGAAACTTCGAATATTGATACGAATGGTGATAGAGACTTATTAATTAACTCAAAACGAGCGCTGGTAGGTTTGCCTGAGAAGTTGGTAATTAACTATGGTGACAATGGTAGCGATTGGAATAGTGTCGAGGGTAAAGGTAATTGGCAGTTTACGGGTGATGTCGCCATCAACGGCGACTTAAAAATGTCAGGCCCTGATTGCTATATTTGGACGCCAAATACTGTCAACGGCTATACAGGCATTTGGGATACTAGTAATAGCATTGCTGCACTCAAATACACCAATGGCGCAAGCTTTGATTTTGGTGCCGATATTAACATCACCAAAAATAATCCATGGTTAACGCTGCATAGCAATCAACACGGTGCCAGAAATGAGGTTGAACAGGCTGCAGGTATCTCATTGGGTGAAAGTGGTAGAGAAGACACAGCGTCACTGCACCTCAGCTATATTGGGAATGGCTATTCATATATTGGCATGGGAGCTGTTGGAGCAGATAATATTCCTGATAACTGGGCAATGCAGATGCATTATGGAAATACGTGGGTGAACTTTAGGGGTGATATACATTTAGGTAGTGGCAACACTAAATTGAGTAAAGGCACGCTCAATGCGTTGCGAGTATCAACATATAGTGGGTATGTTGATATTGGCCCGATGAACGCTGATTTTTGTCATTTCCAAACAGACCGTAGCCAATTTTATTTTGACAAGCGAGTAAACGTAAAAGGTGAGCTTTATGCTGGCCCAGATTACAACAAAAAAGTTTACCACCAAGGACATAAGCCAACCGCCACAGATATAGGCGCTGTAGAGCAACACTGGGGAGTCACGCCGACAGTCAGTAAGAATGAATTTACCACAATAGCTCAAATCAATGGTTCAAACCTAGCATCCAGCATTACATTACAATTAAAAGGCACCACGGATAGCACGGTTGTTAATGTAAAAGCCGATTTATTAGTTGATCACCACAAAGGAATTTTTGTGGATGCCATGTGCGGCGGATATACGCCTATTCAATTGTGTATTCGCAGCAATGAGCATGAAAAATATATCGTTCAAGCTAAAACGCTAAGCGGAAACCCTCTATCGCTTCTTTGCATCATTCAATCACACACACAAGACGCGGTAAGTATTGGGAATTACAGCACGAATGACTATATGGTTGTTCACACCCACACAACACAGAGAAACAAACGCTCGTTAAGCTCAAACAACGGCACAGGCTTGTTTGTAGATGGTAACTCTGTGCTACACACCGGCAATATCAGCCAATATAGCGAACGCCGCATTGTAAAAACCGAAGGTGCACTCGCAGCCAACAGCAAAAACCACTTAACCGCGAGTAACACGTTTAAGCTACCCGCCGTGACAGGCTTAGGCGAAGGCACCACTGTGGTGGTATCCAAAGCCTTGGCCGCCACACCAACCATTGAGGTTGAAGGTAGTAACAGCGAGCACATCGCCATGATGCGTGGCACCACCTTATTAACGGATACCAGTGTGCAATTTGATATACATTGCACGCTTACATTTATTCTAAATTCAGACAAACATTGGGAGATGCAATAATGAGTACACAAGTAAGTAGTCTTGCTGGTGGCGGGGTGAAAAGGGTAATAAGAGGCACGTATCATGGATGGGAAGGTTCAGGAAAAGATATTACGATTCCAGAAGTAAACCCAGATAAGACAGTTGTAAACATGGCTACATCCGCTTTCTATCAATGTACGGATAATAGTCCCAGCGGGAGTACAGGTGGGTGGGCGGGAAGCATTTATTGTGTTTTGAAAGATAGCAAGACTGTTTTTGTCAGAAATCTAGTAGAAATGTATAACGGTAGTTCGGCCAGACCGATAGAACACCGTTATGTTGCAGTTTCTTGGGAGGTAATCGAATATGTATAACTACGCCCATTTAGATGAAAATAATGTTGTAATTGGCTTGTATCAATTTGATGAAGAACTGGATGTTGAACATTATATTCTTAGTGATAACGCCCAACTTGGTGACGTGTACAATGAACAAAGTCAAACATTTAGCCAGCCGATTATTGACGAAGAGCCAGTACCATCATACCCAGTTATTAGCTTGCAGAATGTCAATATCACCAGCCCCCACGCCCACCTTGTTGGCAAGATCTGGTGGGTGCCTAAGCTGGAATCTTTCACGCTGACCGCAAACGCTGAGGGCCTTGAAGATACGCAAATCATGATCATGGTGGAGCGGGTGATCAACGCCACGCAGCCGGTGGATGATATTCGCTTTGTGGCCAAGGTTGAAAATGGTGCGCTGAGTATGATTGGCAACTTTGAGCAAAGTGGTAATTACTTTATTACCGCAGAGCGGTTAAACGCGGGCCTTGAGCGCATTGACGCACCGTTTAGGCTGAGCTTTGAACCAATGGAATTTGACGCCTACGTGCCAAATCAAAACATTAGTTAAGCAAACCGCTTCTAATCGTTTAACGCTGCTCGTTTAAGTGGTTTTTGGTACTAGTTCAGAATGATGAAATAGGCTCAACTATGTGGCTACTAAAAAACGGTATTAGCTAAACATTCGTCTTTCGTCACCCTAACGAAGGTCAAGATCTCCTAAACGATCGGCATAACGCTCATTTTCAGTGTTAACTCGGGCATTTACTAATGCCACAACTCAAGGAGTCAAATCGATGACCAGTTATATCGATTTAAGCAAACTCCCTGAACCCAACATTATCGAATCACTCTCATTTGAAGCCATTTATGAAGCGCGCAAGGCGCGTTTTGTGGAGCTTGCGCCGCAGTATGCGCAAGCGCTTGAACTTGAGAGTGATCCCCTTAGCGTGTGGCTTCAGGTAGAAAGCTATCAAGAACTATTACTGCGCCAGCGTATTAACCAAGCGGCGCAGTCAAATTTATTGGCCTTTGCCAAAGGCGCTGATTTAGAGCACCTTGGTGCCTTTTATGGCGTTGAGCGAGTGGCCGATGAGCAAGATGACGATTATCGTCAACGTATTCGTAACAATACCATTGCATCAAGCACCGCAGGCAGTGCCGAGCACTATCGCAATCATGCCATTAACGCCGCGCCTAACGAGATTGCCGATGTATCGGTAACCAATATACGAGACGGAGAAGTGATCCGCGGTAGTGTGATTGTAACCGTGCTGGCAAAAGACGCTTTGGATAGCCATACCTTAGGCATTGAGCGCGAACCTCAACCAGCAGATGCACCACCAAGTAAAACCACGCTGGAACGTGTTAAAGACAAAGTATTGAACGATGGCGTTAAAATGCTCACCGATTCGGTCACTGTGCAACCCGCCGATATGAAAGTAGTTGATATTGAAGCGGATATATATTTACAACCCAATACCTCTAGTGATGTGTTTAATGAGCTAGAATCGCTGCTGCGCAACGCGTGGCGCAATGAGGCAAAACTAGATTGGGACTTAGCACCGAGTTGGATAAGCGCGCAATTGCATAAAAGCGGGGTGAGTCAGGTTGAAATTAAAAAGCCCAATGGGTTAATTAACATCAGTCCAGAGCAATGTGCCGTTCCGGGCAATATTAAACTCACACTTTGCGTGAGGTAACAATGCAACAACTTTTACCCCCTAATCATAGCCCGCTGCAGCTCAAAGGCTTGCAAAGCCAAGATCAAACAACCCTGTTTGATGGTGCAATTGCTAACCTAACCAATATGAAAGCCAATCCGCACGATGCGCAACTTATGTGGCTAGTGTGGGAGTATGGGTTAGAAAGCATTTTGCCCTACAGCCAAGATGTGCGCAAAACTCTTAAAGACGGGCTGGCATGGCAACGTATTCGAGGCACGCCAAAAAGTTTAACCACGGCACTTGGTTGGCTTGAGCTAAACGATGCACAGATAGAAAACACCCCACCGGGACAGCATTATTATACCTATCAAATTGATGCAGGCACTGTGCCCGGTGACGAGCGCTTAACCAAGGTGGTTAATCTGGCACAGCTATCGGCACCGGTGAGCAGCGAACTGACTCGCGTATATCATGGCTATGACATTCGCAAGCAAACGCTATCAAGCCAAGGCTGTGGGTTTGGTCATGTGCTCAGTGATTACTCTGGTGTGATGTTTAAGCATCAAGGCAAAGGTTTAGTTAAGGCCAGTTTTGGCCGCACACAAAAGCACTTTGTTGATGCAAGCGTTGAGCAAATTAGCTTTGCTCACCAGCGCAGGCGCAGTCAAACCAGTGAGCATTTAGATGTTTACGAGTCTGGGCGCTATTGCTTAAGCACAGAACAGCCGTCACATCTGCCTAACACTATTGTGCGTAGCCGTTTATTTAGCCAACAACGCACCCTTGCACAACGGGTGTGGTTAGGGCCATGGCATGACCGTTGGCAAAACGCTAATTGGCAATCGCAGCAACTTTGTAGTGTACAAATTAACTACAAACGTATCACCAATGTGGCACCTTTAAGCTTCTCGGGTGCAAGCACCGGGCGAATGAACTACGGCGTATTAAACCTAACCGCAACGCCACCAAACCAATAGCGCAACAAGCTGCCATCTACCTTGGCGCGTTTGCGCCTTCATATTTTGTTTTTAACTTCACGTTGTAATATCAATTGGAAACCAACATGAGCGACCCAAGCACATTTACGCCTATTGTGTGGACTGAGCAAGGCCTGAGCAAACTGCTTAGTGCCTCGCAGCAGGGCATTAGTATGGCGATCACCCATGTGTCGGTGGGAGATCAAGCCTATGCTCCCAGCAATACACAAACCACACTTCGTAACCAACTACAAATAGTGCCTATTGGTGGCGCTGAAATCATCGACGACGATGAGTTTGGCAAACAGCTGCGCTTTAGCGCCTTATTTGATGGCCCACAAGAATACCCAGTTAAAGAAATAGGTATTTGGTCTAACGACACGTTGGTGGCTGTGTACAGTGTACCCAATAAGCAGTTGAACTATAAATCAGCCGATGCCGCGTGGCTTGAGGTATTTAACCTCAGCGTATCTGCACTGCCCAATGACAACATTACTTGTACAGTTGGGGTGAATAATGCCAATGTGTTTTTAACCGATGAGCTGCTCACCATGACCTACGCACACGTCTTACAAAGTAAAAACTTGACCAAACAAATTCACCAAAACTTTCTACTGAACAAACGGTTAAGAAACGCCGGATGGTAAGGAACCACAATGAGTATAGATTCAAAACTAACCAAAATTAATGCCATTGTCACCGAGCAAACCAATGAGGTCTCAAACCTAAAAACCGCTATTGAAGACAGCTGGCAAGAGATAGACAAAGTACACCAACTTGCTAAGCAAAATCATCAAGCTGCCCGCGACTGGCAAACCAAAGCTGGTAAGGTCACTTTTAAAGACTTAAACGACACAGAGTACCAAGTTGATACCCTTGCAACGCTTATAAACGAAACGCAAAAAATTAACCCTCATCCTGAGGTGATGACCAAAGCCCAATTTGACGCCCTGCGCCAAATGCGCAAGCAACAATATGCGGGCTCAGGGTTTGTTCAGTGGGGTTACGGTGATTCGACTAATAATGCAGTCAATAATGGTATGTGGACATATCAAAATAAACTGAATTTGGGACGTTCAGGCAAAGCAAGTGGCTGGGTTGGTCAAGATAAGTCATCTAGCCCATTTCCAAAAGTGGTGGTTGATGGCGTATCCCATGAGCTTCAGTCGGTCGATTATCCATACGGTATTGTAAGCTGTAAATTCCCTTCTGCACCCGATGGAACCAAAACCTACGATTCAGCAACGGGTAAAGTCACGCAACATACGAGTACGGTCGAAGCGTTCAATGAATGTAAGCATAAAACACCAAATGGTGTTTACTCGGGCGTTTATAACAAAGAACTTGGAGAATTTAACTGTAATGACACTGGGCCTGGTGGTATTTACTTAATCAATAAAACAAGTGCCGGTGCTCATAAGGTCTCCATTGTTTTTACCAGCAGTATCGATACAACCATTGAGCTCCGAGATGCAGGAGGAACAAGTGGCACAGATCCGTTAATAAAACAGTTGTCAATCAGTGCAAATACAAAACAAAAGGTGGTTTTTACGCATACTTTTACAAAATCTGGCGTTTATTTTCGTGTGCCAGAGCCGCAAGTTGGTCAGAAAATTACCATTTATAGCTGGCAAACACTGCCAAGTTCAGAGCAAGTGATCACCTCTCGCAAAGACTTAGTGTTTTTAGAGTCTTGGCATGAAAAAATTGCTGATAAAGATGTGGTGTACCCGCTAGGCAATGTGCAATATGGTGCAAGCTCTCACGAGGGCATAGCCCTTGCGAATAACTTAGTTGCACAAGGGTATTCTGCATTCGGCGAGTGGGACCAAGACACCAAAGGCTATGGCGTTAAATGGTCAACGCTCTCTGATGCGAACAGAATTAAGTTTTTAAAAAATCCCGAGCATAATATCTACTACGACCCTGAGGCCAAAGCGTATATTCAAGTGCGGTATCGGGTGAGGGTGGTTGAAGGTTTGGGGGATGAATTTGACTATACATATCCTGGACATGTAGCCACTTCGTGGCGCCCGAGTATTAGCAGTAATACCCCCTATTTTAATGCCAGAGGAAAAAATATTACAGCTGTTGATTATTACAGCGAAAGCTTGGGGTATGGGTACTTTAACCCACTTAACAACGTCCAGCGGACAATAAAAACCAAAGGAGATTTTGAAGGGTTTGGGTCAAGAAAATTGTTGGGTCATGATAGCAAATGTTTTGCAATACCAATTGCCCTTGTGCAACGTTTAAATCAAGGGGCTTATCATCCAACTTATAACCCTCTTGGCACTAAATGTGTACTTACTGAAAATGAAGCAGGGCAAAACCTTTGGTATGGCTCAAATTCTAAAAAGCTATTTTGCCAGCTTGATGCGTTTACGCAAGTTAAGCCATATGGCGGAAAGCTTGGCGACCCTGACTCACAAAACGGCCGTCGCGACCAATACCGTTTTTACGACGCCATCTACGCAGGTCAAGTTGAAGACTTGCGTTTAAACGCCAATAAACTCGATGTAAATCAGCTACGTGAAGATGCAATGCGCAAAGCGGTGGCTGGCACATTGCGCGGGAAAGGAAAAACAATATTCACCACTGTAAAAGCAAAAAAACTAGCAATAGCCAGTGCATATGCAGGTAAGTACTACGTAAACTTGTTTGGAACTGTCGATACACAAAATGGTTATGAAATTGAACCGCAAAATAGGCCATTTAGTTACTTATATAACAGTACTCGAGGCAGTATACTTTATCCAACATATGTTGAACCCAGTGGCAATATTTATACCTCAGATGTGCCGGTTTCACTATCAGGAAACCGTTTTCAGGATATCGGGCCAAGTACTTTACTAGACTGGCAGGTTGGGGATGATATTTATCTAATAAACGGCGAGCAAATGACGAGTGAATTCGACTCACTTCCATGGGTAGATATTATCGGCCACCCAGAGCGCATTGCAGCCACTTTCCCTGATGGTGTGCTAGGTCAATGGATCCCTCAGTTGCCAGATGGTACTAGCAAAGCGTATGAGTTGAACAAAAAAGCGAATCGTGCTTTAACCTGGGCACTTACGACAGATTATGGTGAAAACTGGAGTGCGGGTACTTTAAGCATTGATGCCATAAAAAATGCCTACACCTCTTCAGCAGAAGAGACGCGAGTGCAATTGCTGAGCTACGAAGCGTTGGCAGATTTCACGTTGCCTGCCAATAATATGGTTGTAAAGTCGAGTGTGGGCAGTGTGTTTGCATCTGCCGATAGGTTTGTTACGCAAGGCAACCGGCTTATCAGTAGCCTAAGTGGTTTGATTGGTAAAGATAGCCAAGACGGTAATCAACAACGCGATTTAGCTGTGCTTAATGCCCCCAAACATGCTGGTGGTTTCTTATGGAACAGCAACAAGGTATCTCATAGCCCAATTACATTGCGTGAGCCGATTAATCAGTCTTGTGGTGCAAAAGCGCTTCCAACAATTGTTGAAAAAGGCGGTCTACTGTATTTACAATTTCACGGCGCGGAGCTGAAGTGGGATAATACAGAGTTTATCGTTATCAACTCTGCTAATGTGAATGATGACTTTGTTGATGGTCGATTTTATTGGGTGCACCCTGAAGTGGGCGGGGCATTGGCTGGTAAGTTTTTACGTTGTGTAAAGCCTGGTAATGAGCCGTTTAGTTCATTGAATTGGGCACATACAGAAAATGGTTATTCGTATAGAACCATTGCCAATAATATTTTCTTTGTTGATGCTCCTTGGGGCATAAGCTCTTGGGGTGACGACCAAACGATTCCTATCGTCAATGGTGAAGATGTTAAAACCGACCTCAACGGCAACACGGTGAAAGTGTTTTGTCATCACACCCAGCTGCCTCTGGGGATTGCGAGTTACTAAGGTGACTTTGTAAGTAAAAAACAATTTCTTTCTAAAACAATGGATCTCATAACGAGTGAGCAGCTTATGGAGTGATCTATCTGCTTATAGGGCAAAGTTGACCGATATTTTGCCCTTAATCTCGTTACAGTATGGGTATGGTAGGCAAAGTGATTAGCAACTTGCTTACCTGCTTATGTTAAGCACGCTCGTGCTTAGCCCATTTGCCAAGCTTGGTCTGTTGGAAGCCAAGTTTTGGTATTCATATTGATTCGTTGGATACATAGTCTTTAGCAAAGCTAAGGCTATGTAAAGGAAAGGAAAATGACAATAGAAGCAAAACTGGCTCAGTTGCAGCAAGCTGCCGCTGAGCAAACCAGTGCCAGTTTAAAACTGGCCAATGATGTTGTTGAGAGTATTAATGAAATCGACCAAGTAAAGGTCGATATTAACCAAACACATGAGCTGATTAAAAGTAATCACCAAGCCATTAACGACTGGCAAACCAAAACCGGTAAAGTCACCTTAAAAGACTTTCAAGGGCAGAGCTATCAAGTCGATACCTTGCCAAGCCTGATTAATGAAACGCAAAAAATCAACCCACACCCAGAGGCGATGACCAAAGCTCAGTTTGATGCGCTGCGCCAAATACGTAAGCAGCAATATGCGGGCTCAGGGTTTGTTCAGTGGGGGAAAAGTTACACTTCAGCTAAATATGCAATCAATGAAGGAATGCATGCGTTTGGTGAGTTGAATCAAGGCAGATTGGTACTCGGGCCTGCAACTAATACGCCTGTAGGGAATTCTAAAACGCTTACACCAACGGTTTTGGTGGACGGCGTGCAGCATAGTTTAGGGTTCATTAAGGCAGCCAACGATTTAGATAATAATGTTTATTTTCCACCAGCTCCCGATGGCACTAAAACCTATGACTCAGTCACTGGCAAGGTAACTCAGCATACCAGTGCGGCTGAGGCTTTTAATGAATGTAGGCATAAAACACCAAATGGATTAGCGACAGGTGACTACAATAAAGAACTTGGAGAATTAACTTTTCAGCAAACGGATGCTGGAGGGCTTTTCTATGTTAATAAGAACAATTCAGGCGCTCATGCTCTGCAAGTTGTTTTTAGTAGTAGCATTGATACAAATATTGAATTTCGTGATGCAATGGGAATTGATGGCGCAGCGCCATTATTAAAGTTCTTGCAGGCTAGCGCTAACAAAAAGCAATCTGTCACTTTAAATCATACATTTGAAAATGGCGGTGTGTATTTTAGAGTGCCAGAGCCGCAAGTTGGTCAGAAAATTACCATTCATAGTTGGCAAACGCTGTCAAGTTCAGAGCAGGTGATCACCTCTCGTAAAGACTTCGTATTTTTAGAGTCTTGGCATGAAAAAATCGCTGACAAAGATGTAGTGTACCCCCTGGGAAATGTGCAATATGGTCAAAATAACTATGAAGGCATAAGTTTAGTCAGCAGCCTAGTTGCACAAAGCTACTCAGCATTCGGCCTGTGGGACACTGACACCAAAGGCTATGGCGTTAAATGGTCAACACTCTCTGATGCGAACAGAATTAAGTTTTTAAAAAATCCCGAGCATAATATTTACTACGACCCAGAAGCCAAAGCATATATTCAGGTGAGATATCGGGTGCGGGTGATTGAGGGGTACGGTGATCAATGGAATGAATTGCGCCCCTCGGTTCATGAGATAACAACAGAGTGGGCAATTGCGGATAGGCGACGTATCACGTTTGCACAAGGCTCATCACAGAGCATTACGTCTAAAGTGTTTGTAATGAAAGGTCATACGCAAACCATTTTCACTAAACAAGATAATGGGGTTGCTGAAGGGGAAGGTACAACAATCGGCTCACTAAGCTATGGACAGACTAAACCTTTGGCTATGCCTGTTGCGATAGTTCAACGCTTAAACCAAGGTGCTTATCACCCAACTTATAACCCGATGGGAACTGGCAAGCGCAGAATATCAGGTGGGTATTATTATCATTGGTATGAGACTCACGGTGAGCTTACTGATATTAACAATACACAGGATTGCTTTGATAAAAATGCCAACCAAGGCGGCGGTAACATGGGTCAAGAGTCAGGTTGGGCCAACCTAACCCTAGGAGAAAGTTATACTGGCCGCTCTGACCAATATAAATTCCACGATGCTATTTACGCAGGCCAAGTGGAAGATTTACGCTTAAATGCCAACAAGTTGGATGTTAATCAACTGCGCGAAGATGCCTTAAATAAAGCCGTAGCAGGCACATTGCGCGGTAAAGGCAAACTCATGGTGACGCGCTTTGATAGCGAAGTCTATCAGGTGGGTGGCTCGGCGCTGGGTTATGTACAAATTGATAGCAACGGTTGGGCGCGACCAAGCAGCGTTTATGAAAAGCTATCGGGTTGGAACTTAACAAAAAATAAAGCGGTGAGCATTTATCAAAGTGCATCTTCACCCCATGTGTTTAATGTCTATATGGATGATGAAAGTGCTATCGAAGTAGGCGATAAAATCATGATCTCTTATTATCGTTCAGAGCAAAGCGCTGAGTTTGACTCACTCCCTTGGACTGACATTGTTGGCCACCCAGAGCGGATTGCCGCAACCTTTCCGAATGGTGTTATAGGCCAGTGGTTGCCAAAATTACCTAATAATTCATATGGATATCCACTTAATAAAAAAATAACAGATAGTAAGCTAAACGCGACTTATACTCGAGATTTAGGTGAAACTTGGACAAACTCGGATGTTGGTTTTGATAACATAAAAAATACCAGTTCGGGAAGTTGGCACCCTGATATCGTTGCCTTGTTAAGTTATGAATCACCATCAAACTTTACAATTGCTGCGGCTAATACAGCAATAAAATCGAGTGTAAGCAGTGTATGGGCGTCAGCCGATAGGTTTGTTTCGCAGGGAAACCGATTTATTAGTAGCTTAAGCGGTGTGATTGGCAAAGATAACCAAGATGGTAATCAACAACGCGATTTAGCTGTGCTTAATGCCCCCAACCATGCTGGTGGTTTCTTATGGAACAGCAACAAGGTATCTCATAGCCCAATTACGTTGCGTGAGCCACTTAATCAATCAGGTGGTGCAAAAGCATTACCAACGATTGTTGAAAGAAATGGCCTGCTGTATATGCAGTTTCACGGGAGCGAGTTGAGATATGAGCAAAAGCCAATTATTGATATATCAGAAAGCTCAACAGAGCCTAAAACGGGTTTTGGAGTTTATCGAATTACAGATGGACCACTCAAAGGTCGATTGGTAAAAAGAATGTTCAGCACGGCGACTGCGGTGCCGTTTAATGACGTGGACTGGTCAATTGACAATATCGGTTTGAGATATCAAAACAATACAGACTACTCGTATAAGTTCTTTACTGACGACTTAAACTGGGGCGATGACCAAATTATCCCCATCATTAACGGTGAAAATACCAAAACAGATCTAAACGGCAATACCGTGAAAGTATTTTGCCATCACACTCAACTTCCGCTGGGTATTGCCAGCCACTAAGGACTAACCATGGAACAAACTACTAACGAGACTGCGCAAGCGGTCGACTCAACTGTGCCTGATACTCAAGCGATTAATGAACAAGCAAGCACAGAGAGTGCAGAGCAAATGCTTGAGTTGCCAAGTATTAGTTATGACGATGTGCTAACTAAAATTGCTCTACGCCATGGGCAAGCGCAGGTTGACGAAGCCTTAAAACTTGCCATTGCGCAAGAGCAACAAGCCCATGTCGCCGCTTATCAAGCATGGGAGCTTGAAGTAGTCGAAGTTGAAGCGCAGCGCCAAGCGGCACTGGCGCACAACGCCAACCTTGCAGCTGACAGTGACGAGCAAGTCGCAGTGCCCGAGCTGCCAGAGCAACCGCAAATCGACATGTCGCTGCGACGCGCATGTTATCGCAAAGAATACGTTGAGGTTGATTTAGCACTTACAACTGAGCAAAAGCCTGCGCGCACAGAATATGACGACGAGGCCTTGGTGGCTTATATCTACCCTGCAACGCAAGCACACAGTCAAGCGCAAATCGCACAAGTTAAGCGTGAACGCTTTAAGCAAGCACGCAAACAAGAGCTTGCCCAGCTTACAGTAAAAGTTGACGACATGGAGTTTGACGCGGATGAGCTGAGCCAGCAACGTATGGCGCGCGCTTTGTTGGTCATGGAAGATGGTGACAACACCCCTTGGGTGCTGGCAAACAACGAGGTTGCGCAAGTGAGCAAAACACAATTGTTCAATGCTTGTAAGTTGGCTTCAGTGCAGCAAACCGAGTTGTGGGTTAGCCAATAATTCATCGTTTATGCAGATTTAAGCCTGCTTCTGCGCCACGTGGTTCGTTCATTAAGTTTGTTTTGATCATCTTGAACTTGTTTTGGGATCTCATGACCTGTTTACGAATCGCACAGCATAGAAGCGGGCTTTTTTGTGTGCGTTATCCGCCAACTATTATTATTTTAAGGAGTACACAGTGGCCATATTGACTCGTGCAGGGCGCATAGCACTGGCTCAGTCCGTTAAGCAAGAAGATATTTATCTGGCGTGGGGGCAAGGTGCAATCGAGTGGGATAACCAACTCCCCCCAGAGCAAAGTGCTAGTACACAACTGACCTCAATTTTAGGCTATCGCAAGGCAACCCGCGTGCTGTATTGCGAAGTTGATCAAACAAACGGCGAAATACAAGTACCCAATGGGCGCTATAAAATTGTCGACTATCCAACCCCGCATCTATATTGCCAATTTAACTACGACTTTAGCGATGGCTTATCTAAAACCGTTCGGGAGCTGGGGTTAATGGTAGGCACAAAACCTAATACCAATGTGCCAAATGGCAAACCTTATTTACTCCCTAGTGAAGTGTCGCAAGCAGGCACTTTGATGCTACTTGAGCATCGACCCGCGATTTATCGCGACCAAGGAGTACGTGAATCTTTTGAATTTGTAATAAGCTTCTAAGGGAGCATTATGCAACCACATATTTATGATCAAATCAGGGCAGAGCATCCTGATTACTACCAAAAGTTTGATGCCAACAAACAGTACGAACATATCCTGTTTCGCGCCGGCAAAGGTCTGCAAAGCCGAGAGCTTAATGATGTACAGCACCAAGTGGCCCATCAGGTTAAAGGTGTAGCAGACGCTTTACTAAAAGATGGCAATATTGTCTCGGGTGGCGGCGTTAAAGTTGAGCAAGACAATGATGGCGCACGCGCAAGGCTTGCTGCCGCGTCTGTATATATTCGTGGTGCCATCAGAGCAATCCCAGAAGCCACACTTGAGCTAGATATTAGTAAAGACACCGTGGTTGGCGTTTTTTTAGATAGTACCGTTATCACTGAAGAGCAAGATGTTGAATTGCGAGACCCCGCTGGTGAAGGTTCACCAACAGTGCATCATAACTTCAACGAAGCAGGTGCAGCGCGCCTGCAAGTAATGGGTCGCTGGGGGCTGTTAGCAGGGGCGCAAGCTGCTAATACTGAGTTTTACCCTATCTACCAAATAAACCAAGGCGTGCTGGAGATCAAAGAAGCCCCTGCGCAGGTTGATTCAATTTCAAGTGCATTAGCGCGATACGATAGAGAGTCAAACGGGGGTAACTACGTTGTAGCAGGCTTGGGCCTACATTACATTAAAACCGACAATGGCGAACAACACTTTAGCTTACAGTCGGGTAAAGCCCATATTGCGGGGTTTGAATTAAACTACGCGATGGCTTTGCCAGTGACGCTACCAGCAAACCCAGATGTGCAAGTGATTGGCGCCGAAAAAACAAGCCTCTCGCCAGTTGAGGGCAAAGAAGGGTTATGGGCAAAAGTTGACTTTGCGCCTTTAAAACAGGTAGACCGCGCTAGTATTGATATTCGCACTACTCGCAACTTGAGCAGAGAAGCCGGACAACTTCGCGATAAGAGTTTTCACAATACGGGCGTGACGCATATTGAAAAAGTCACGTATAACAACACTGAGTACGTTGAAGGCCAAGACTTCAAGCAAGAAGACAATCATATTGTTTGGTTGCTTGATGGTCCTAAAGAGAGACCACCCGCTGGCAGTAGCTATCAGGTGACTTATGTTTACGCTCGAGTTGTTAATGCCAAAGAGCAAACACAAACCCACTTTAGAATTGACACATCGGATATTGGTGCTGATGAGACGATTCTAACAGACGAAATAGAAATAGATTATCAGAGGTTTAACCCTCGAATTGATTTATTTGTCATGACCAAACAAGGCGTTGTTGAGCGAATAAAAGGCGCATCGGCACTGGAGTATCCACAGCCGCCAGCCGCCCCAGAGCAGCATCTGCCTTTGGCATATGTGTATCAAGCATGGGATGGCACGGCGCCGCGAATTGAGTCGGTGGCGATTCAAGCGGTGAGCATGCTGGACTTGCAAAACATGCAGCACCAAATTCGCGATTTATATCAGTTGCTTGCCATTGAACGCCTGCGCAATGACGCCAACTCGCAAGAGTCTGCCAGTAAATATGGCGTATTTGTTGACCCATTTTTAGACGATGGCTTGCGCGACCAAGGTAGAGATCAAAATGCCGCCATCATTGATGGTGAACTCACGTTACCAATTACGCCAAAAGTGGAGCCACTTGAAGCAGAGCAAACGCAATTATTACCTTATGCGCTAGAAGATGTGCTTACTCAACCAAAGCGCACGGGGTCAATGAAGGTGAATCCTTATCAGGCATTTGAGCCCGTTCCTGCGCAAGTGACTTTAACACCGAATGTCGATCACTGGACAGAGACTCGTCAGCGCTGGAGTAGCCCAATTACGCGTCGCTTTACGCGAGGTGGTGGTTTGGTTCAGCGCATTGTAACGCGAGTAGACACCCAGCGCGTGGGAGTACAAACCCAACAGGCAGAGTTTTTACGTCAAAGAACTGTGCACTTTACAATCACTGGCTTTGGTAAAAATGAGCAACTTGAGAGGGTGTTGTTTGATGGCATTGAATTAGTGGCGGAGGAAGCGTGATGATCACAGCAAATGAAAACGGGGAACTATCGGGTCGATTTACGATCCCCGCACAAACGATCCCCGCGGGTGAAAAAACCGTGGTGTTTCAAGGCAAGGGAGAGCATGGTTCACAAGGGTTCGCAACCTACACGGGCAGTGGTCAAATTCGTACCGAAACCCTAGCACAAGTAACAACCATTACCACGCAACGTTTTGACCCACTGGCACAAACCTTTACCTTGCAGCAAAGCCGATTTATAGCGGCGGTTGAATTGTATTTTACAGACAAAGGAGATGAGTCTGTACAAGTACAGATTCGTGAGGTAGTGCAAGGCATACCGACGCAAACGGTGTTAGCACAAAGCCGAGTAGCCAGCGATGATATTTTGATAGGTGCTGCCACTTTGTTTGAGTTTACCCCGGTGTTTTTACAAGCTGGGCAAGAATACGCCATTGTGGTGTTGACAGATGGGGCGCAACATGAGGTAGCGATTGCAGAACTCGGTCAGTTTGACCAACAACATGGGTGGGTAACCAGCCAGCCTTATCAAGTAGGTGTATTGTTGTCATCAAGCAATGCCAGTACCTGGACGCCACATCAAAACAAAGACTTAACCTTTAAACTAAAAGCCGCCAAGTTTACTCAACATACACACAGTGTTGATTTAGGGAGCGTTACCGCACAAAGCGTTAGCGATCTCATGGCACTGGCGGTTGTGCAGCGACCAAGCTCACAAACAGATGTTGACTTTACCTTTAAAGTAGCTGGCAGTGACAACATCTTAGAACGCGCGCAAGAGTGGTCGCCACGTCAGCTTAAGCAAAAGCTGATTGGTAAAACCCTCAATGTGAGCGCCAATTTAACGGGCACCGACACGCTAAGCCCGGTGTTGTTTGCAGGCAGCCAATGTGCACTGGGTGAGGTTGAGCAAAGCGCCGACTATATCACTCGTGAGATCAGCTGCCATAGTGGTGGTCAATTTACGGTGAGCTTTGATGCGGTACTCGAAGGCGCTGCAGCAATAGAAGTGTACTTATTAGATGATAGTCAGCCAGAACCCATCCTCATTGCGTTGAGTAAGTCTTCAGTCAGCGAAGGAGGATGGAAGCAATTTGATTACCAGCACACTTTCAGCGAAGGCACCAATACACCAGATGAAAGCTTATTAAAGCGGGTACGACTGAAATTGGTATTACGCGGCAATGAAGCACATCGCCCGAGAGTGAAAAACCTACGCGCATTTTCAACTTAAGGAGCAAGTATGAGCGTTGAAATTAAAACACCCAAGCGTGATTACCCGCTTCCTCATCCTAGCAATTTGCTTGAACAAGATGTGTTAAGGCTAATTCAAGCACTGACACAAATTGATACCGATGTAGAGGCTCATGCACAGGGCCTCAATCAACACCAAGAGGCGCTTACGCAACAACAGTTAGCACTTGCACAGCAAGCACTTAGTAGTGACGCAAAACTGGCAGAGCTAAAAGTACTGATAAGTCAGCAACAAGCGGCCCACCACGAGCTACATCGAAAGCAAAAAATCAATCACCTGCTTGGTGAAACCATCTACCCACTTTAAGAGGACATTATGGCAACGATTAATAACGCCATTCAGGAAATGGTCGACCACTTGGTCGACAAAATGCGCAGTAATGAAAAACTCAGCGCAGAAGAGCAAACCTTAGTTAGCAATGCCATCCAAAAATTATCAAGTAGTGCGAATTTGGAAGCCGCGATTGTGGCTGTGGCGCAAGAGCACTTGGGAGAGGCGACAGAGCACCTAACTAGTGCCAGTGACGTTGTAAAAGAGTTACAAGCAAAATTATTGGAGCAAAGTGATAATCTTGGTTTGTTGCCTGAACTTGAGACTAAGTTTAATGAGATCACATCAAGCTTAGTGACCAATGTAGAGGGAAAACTTGAAGGGTTACCGAAGAAGTTAAGTGAACCTGAGCGTAAACTTGGCGAAATGCACTTTGTATTTGATTACTATGATAATACTGCCGCATTAATAAAGGACGTAAATCAGAACTACGGTGCATACAATGCGATTAGTTTAGTGAACTATGATACAGATACATTCCATTTGTACTACGATGGCGGGGCGCAAACCAACTCAAATAACCCCGCAGTCATTTTAGAAATAGATCCTCAGGGAGTAGTGAAACAGTCGCAGCGCGCAACCTCGTTATCCAGTTCAAATAATGCCAATTATATCGGTTTCTTTGTCAATACAGATAAGCTTACGCATTTATTTACTTATCAAAATGACACGAAGCTACTCTCGCTTTACAAGAAAAATGAGCTAAATGTGCTATCCAGTCACAATGTTGATTACTTCAAAGTATATCAATCACCGCAAACAAGGGAGTTGTATGTGGTGGACTCAGAGTTATTGCATGTGTTTGATGGTATGGCGTGGCAAAAAAAGCTTGACCAAACTTTTGCCAGTGAAAGTGAGTTTTCGCAATGGGCTGCACAAAATAACTTAGTGGCACTGCATGATTTGGTCATTCAACCAAACTCAGCGAATAGTGTTAACTTGAGTTCCTCTACAGGTTATGGTGCGAGCCTCGCTTATCTTCAAGTGTATCGCCCAGCTGTCTTACGTGACTTAAGTTACCGGAATAATACTTATAAGGTTTTGGATCCGGTTCCAACTCAAAAATTAGCTCGCAACAGGATAAGTTCATATGCCGGCAGGACAGATAATTTATTATTTACCAGAAGCTTTAAAAGCCGAGTTCATCTACCTGGAACTGATTTACCAATTAAAGCAACAATTGAAAGCGTGACTCCTGCTAACAACAATAATCAAGGACACAGTACTTACGACACTCAATTTCATCCGCAGATGGTTGGGTTTTCTCCCATACATCGAGCAATACTTGTATTTCAAAAGGTTAAGTTTTATTACAGCGGTAGTAGTCCCGTTGAGACTGCGCTTTACCGTGTTTATTACGCATAAGGAGGAATCACATGTTTAATTGGAGCGATACAAAACAAGCCATCTATTTGCATGGCACGTATTTACTAACCCACCCAGAGACGGGGGAGCGTTGGGAGTCTAAACAACAAGCGCAGCTTTGGTATATGGAATATCAAGCTCAAGAACAAGCGCGTGAAGAAGAACTTGAGCAACGAACCACGCCAGAACTTAAAGCGGTTACATTGCAAGCTATTGATGGGGCGTTAAAAGTTCCAAGCAATTTCGAGTCGCTAGATGCGATTAAAGTGACTGTGGCTGAAGGACAGAATGTCACTTTAACAGGGCTGCTAGATATTGCTGATGAGTCATTTTTAGTACCGGTGCTACGCGATGATGGTCGCCGTGTGTACTTTCCTATTGAAGTGCAAAATGGCCAGTTTAGTGCAACGTTTAACTTTCCTACGTCGGGTCGTTTTGAAGTGTCACAAGCACTACTTAATGAAGAGTTTGCGCAGCCTCGCTTTCGTGCCACTAGTATTACCTTTTACGTAATAAGGCAGGCGCAAACCGCAGCTTAACGTTATATTCTGATCTTTGTAAAAATGACAGCAGCGTGATTTAAATATTCATTTAAGGTCAGAGTTGACCTGTTTTAAACGCTAAAAATCAGTAAGATACACATAAGCTGATTAATTAACTCAGCTGAGTATCTCAACTGCATTCTTCAACCGAGTTTATCAAACGAGTTTCTCAACCGAGTTTATCAACCGAGTTTCTCAACCGAGTTTATCAACCGAGTTTCTCAACCGAGTTAATACACAGTTGTATTCCCATCTTTGAGTTTTTGGCCTACCCATTTGGGTAGGCCTTTTTTATTTGGGGTATCACGGTTCAAAACGACTCTGCTCACAAAGGCTATGAACAGATTTATATCTTTAACTCAGGTCAGCATTGACCTGTTTTAAACGCTAAAAATCAGTAAGATACACATATGCTGATTACTTAACTCACTTGAGTTTCTCAACCGAGTTTCTCAACCGAGTTTCTCAACCGAGTTAACATACAGTTTAATGTCCCAACTTGCATTTTAAGCCTACCTACTCTGGTAGGCTTTTTTATTTGGGCAGAACAAAGCATTCCGTCACTCTTAACTAACATCGTTATTCTGACTTTAATCAGAATGACAGGGTAGGTTACAAAGACGATGAACCAATTTAAGCCTTTAACTCAGGTCAGCATTGACCTGTTTTAAACGCTAAAAATCAGTAAGATACACATATACTGAATGATTAACTAAATGCTTAAACATAAGCATTTACCTTAACAGTTCCATTATCCAAGCAATTAAGCCCACTTTTTAAAAGTGGGCTTTTTTATTGGCGTCAGAGGTGCATATGCGCGTTTTTAATTTATTAGATATGTCTAAGGTGCCGTTACCTGACACCATTACAGAGTTGGATTTTGAACAAAAGCTATCACAGCTAAAGCAAAAACTGCTGGAACAATACCCACAGTATAAAGACGCATTGAGCTTAGAGTCAGAGCCTATGTCGGTATTGCTTGAAATGATGGCATATCAACAAACGCTGTTCGATAGCAAATTAAACAACGCTATCAAGGGCAATATGTTAGCAAGTGCTACAGGTAATGATTTAGAGGCGATTGCTGCAAGGTACAATTTAGCTAGACAAGCCGATGAATCGGATGAGCGTTTTCGTCGGCGTATTCAAATGGTGTTTGAAGGGTTAAATACCGCAGGCAGTAAGCAAGCCTATCAATTTCATGCTTTGTCTGCTGATTCTCGGGTAAAAGATGTATATGTAACAAGCCCAGAGCCTTGTGATATTCACCTAACTATTTTAAGCCACGAGCAAGATGGGGTGCCATCAACTGATTTGATGAATACCTTACATCAACACTTTGGATTAACCATCGATGGCAACATTGCCAAAGAGGCGTCAAAAGTACGCCCGCTAGGCGATAGAGTGACAATCTCTGGCCCACAGCTAAAGCGTTTTGATTTAGAGGTGTCGATAAATATTGCACCAGGGCCTGCTGCATCGGCAGTTGAGCAAACGGTCAGAGCTGCGCTTGCACAGTATCTAGCAAAACAAAGTTTGTTAGGTAGAGATATAAATCAAATGGGGCTGTTTGCAGCGCTTAATCAGCCGGGGGTTGAAAGCGGGCAAATTATCAGCCCATCAGAGGATATTGTGGTGGCGGCCGATGAGGTTGCACTGTGCGAGCGCATAAAAGTAAATACCCACGTGGCTTTGGGGGAGTAAATGGATAATTTTGCTAACTTGCCCAAGTTACTACCTAGTAATGCCAGCAAATTACTTAACGCACTTACGCAGTTGTTAACTTATCCAGAGCAAACTCAGTTACTTTGCGATATTTGGCACCCACAAAAGTGCCCAGCGCCGTTATTACCATGGCTGGCTTGGTCACTCTCGGTGGATGACTGGAATGATGCGTGGAGCGAGAAAAACAAACGCCAAGTAATAAGCGACGCCTTTGAAGTACATCGTTATAAGGCTACCCCGTACGCACTCAAAAAAGCCCTCGATAGTTTAGGCATTGAAACTGATATTCAAGAGTGGTGGCAAAGCGAAGGCTCACAACGGGGCACAGTGCTGGTACAGGCGCTCGTGAATCAAAACCTCGATACCAACGCGCAAGGTTTGCTTACCAAAGCGATGCTAGCGCAGGTTAAACGCATTGTAGATACCGCCAAGCGTGCATCAGTGCACGTTGAAGTGCAATTAGGCATTTCGTTGAAAGAGCAATTTGGTACCGGGTTGTTTAGTGGTGCAGGGATTGGACTTGCCCGCAAGGATGGGGCATTTAACGGCGTACACCCAGATGACGGCGCGCTGTTTTCTGGTGCTGTGTTGGGCGCAAAAATTGGCGTGGGTGCAAGTGATAAACAGGCACAGTTTAAGGGCGTTAGGCCCAACAGCGCAAACGGATTTTTAACTGCAGGTTTAGGTACAAAACAAGGTATTGCTGCGATTGATAAACAGGCGCAGTTTAAAGGCATTAGCCCGCCAAGATCAAAAGCTTCATGGGGCGTAGCCCTTGGCGGTAACAGCGCCATTGCGAGTTGTGAATATCAGGCTGCGTGGTTAGGGGTAGAACCTGAACCTGGGGCAATCTCTCAAGGTATTGCGGCACTGCTAACACGCATTCAATTTAATCATTTAACGTTACAAGGAGCGACTTAATGTCTGCATTAACCTTGCAGTTTACTCAAGCGGGACTAAACGCCTTGCTCAGCGCTACACAGCGCGGCTTTAAAGGCAAAATTAGTCATATGGCCTTTGGTGATGCCGCTTACACACCAAGCAAAACACAAACAGCCCTAAAAGGCGAAAAAGAACGTGTTGCCATTGTTGATACCGATTACAGCGATGGTGAAACCAGCGAGCTAAAAATTGCCGCTAAGTTTGATGCGCCATTAGAGTACGCCATTCGTGAAATTGGCGTATTTATCGAATCGCCTGATCACAGCGGTGAGGGCGAGCCTGAGCTGATCTTATTGGGCGTGTACTCACAAGAAAATACCACACTGGGTTATCGCACTCCTGATGTGAAGGTGTTGCAATGGCTGACTTTGTCTTTAGCGCAAATTCCATCCAATAGTGTCGAAGTAAAAGTAGGGGTCGACAACCTCAATATCATTGTGGATAGAGAGCTGGCCGATATGGCGCTAGTACAGCTCAACACCATGCAAAGGCAAATCGAACAAGAGCTGCGTTTAGTGGCTTTAGAGCAAGCTCAATAATTAAGGAGTTTTCATGTCAGAAAAAACGATGACGCAGCGCTTAACCGATGTAGTGACCGCTGCGGATAATTTAACTCAAACGGTACAAGACCAAATTGGTCAGATTAACAGTACTGTATCGACCAAGATGGGTGAGGTTGATGGTGTAATTGCGCAAGCAAATCAAAATATTGATAAAGCAATATTAGAATTTGGAAATAGTCATGCAAATCAGATTATTAGCTACTATGACCGCGTTCAGCATTCAAAAGCGTCATTAGAACCCGCTATTGATCCCAATAATGAAACACAAACACAGTGGGTTAAAGTACCCGTCACAAACAAAGGGTATCATACATATCCAGCGCCGCTGAAGTTGACCAAAGTTCATACGGTTAATGTTTATTCGTCGGAACCTGGATACTATGAAGAGCCAGGAAAGTATGTTAACGACTGGTCTCGTTCATCTGTAGAGTTCATTTTGGCTAACTCTGAAGCGACCAGTGAGCAAATTAACGAAGAAATAGCAGCTAAGAACTTAACGATACAGGGGACAGGAGGCTGGTGGGATGGTGCAAGAGTATATGATATTAACTCCATAAGAATTTCAGGTCTTCATCCTTATAGCCAACTATTTGTGCGATTTAGGAATCACGTCGTATCACCAAAGCAAGGCGAAGGGTTACAGCCTCAGAACATTCTTGAATTTGGCGGGAATAGCTATTTTTCAATCGACCGAGTCGTTAATTATCCTGGAATTGATGCTTAGGGGGCACTATGGAATATCAACCTTTATCAGAACAAGCAATTTTAGATCTTGAAAAGCAAGTGAAGCGCGGTCAGATCAAAATCAACGTCGCAGATCATGAGTCTTTGCTGGGTACCGTGTCGGATACATGCCATATTTTATTGGTAGAATTTGCCAAGCTAACAACTAAGCTAGCAGAGGCGACTTCACTAGAAGAAGTGAAAGGTGCAGCATCTGAATCAAATTCAATAATTGGCCAGTTTGCTCAAAAAACAGAGCAAGGGATTGTTACTTTTCCGTATCAGCAAAAAGGCATAGATAACGTTGTTCAAGAGATTGAAGCTCGCGCGTTAGGTGTCAGTGAAATATTAGCAAAACCATAGTTAAACTATTTAACCCTCTTCGGGCACATCGTCCGCCGTTAATCCTCCAGCCATTGTTACTTTTAGAAGGCTGAGCATTTATATCAGAGAATCACTATGAATCATCGCAGTACCCTAGTTGAAAAGGTGCAAGAGTACCTGACGTCTGGACTTCAAGGCATCGCACAGGTTGATTTAATAAAACCGACAATGCCAAACCCAGACTTAACGCAAGTGGCGCAGCTTTGTGTCACGCTGATATCCGAACGTCAAGCCAGTGAGTTGCAAACAACAGGGAGCGCGTCAGGCGTTACCTATGGGCCTACGTCGAACAAAAACTTAAGCCCAAATCCACTCGATAGACGAGTGCTAAAACTGCAACTAGACATCGAAGCAAAAGATGCCGATAGCATCGCGCTGCTAAAGCGTTTGGATACTGTGATTGATACTGGTGAAGCCTTGATGCAGGCAGACGGTGTGCCCGTTCCTTGGCAGTATTTTATTGCTAAAGATGCCGAATTTACTTTTAGCACGCAAAGTGAGCCGATGGCGGGCAAAGCGACTCTAGTTTGGGAGTTTTACTATCAAGTTGAGCCACCAGAAGAGTTACCTGGGCCGACTATTACTGATGTGTATTTAGGTCCACAAGGTGGCGTACATCATCATGTGGCAACGGTAAATGCCGAGGGTGACGTTGTGATAGCGGAGGTGAACAATGCTGGCTAATTCGCTGCAAAGTAATCTAGCACAGGCAGATATGCAAAGCCGATTGGCAAAGTTGATATCGCTTGGCACTGTGAATGAGGTGGATTACGAAACAGCCAAGGTGCGGGTCAAAATTGGCGATTGGCTTACTACTTGGCTGCCTTGGCTGACCAATCAAGCGTTTAACGATATGACTTGGCAAGCCCCTGAAGTTGGGGAGCAAGTGATGGTATTGGCACCTTGTGGTGATTTAGCCCAAGGTGTGGTCTTGGGGAGTGTGTATCAACAAGAGCACAATATCGACAAAGTGGTGAGCGATGTTGCCAAAGAAGAGCGTATTAACGTGCAGCGTACTAAATACCAAGATGGCTCCATGGTCGAGTATGACCGCAACAAGCATCAATACTTAATTGACGTCAAAGAAGATACCGCGGTTATCAAACTTAAATCTGCCAAAGATATTATTTTGGAGTGCGATAACGACCTTAATGTGATTGTGAGAAACAACGCAAATGTTACGGTTACAGAAAACGCCAATATCACGGTTGAAAATGGCGATGCTAACTTGACCACCAATACAGGAAGCATTTCTGTTACGGCAACGGATGCACTTAACCTCAAAGGTGATGTGGTAAATATTGAATCTACAGGTGGTAATGTGGCCGTAAAAGCAGCAGCAACACTTAAGCTCAACGGCAGCAACATCAGTGCGCAGGAGTAAGTCATGCCAGCCATATCACTAGATGGTCACTTGACCAATGTACATGTGGGGTTTTTGCCAGGCACCGCCAGTGCAACACAAGGCAGTTTTACGGTGGCGGGTAAACCCGTTTTACGTGTAGACGACCCAATTAGCACCCACAGTATGATAGCTGACCCTAAAACCAAGCACATTGCTAAAAAAATCGCACAAGGCGCGGGTACTTTTACCATCGCAGGTAAAGCAGTTGCACGGATAGGTGATTCAACCAATTGCGGCGGCAAAATGGCGCTAGGTGAGGGCAGTTTTACTGTCGGTGGTTAGTTAAAGAGGCAAAATATGATAGGTATGAACGCACAAACGGGTCGACCGCTTTCAGGGGTTGACCATTTAAAGCAAAGTATTCGCGACATAGTAACTACGCCACTGGGTAGCAGAGTAATGCGCCGCGACTATGGCTGTGGTTTATTCGACTTGCTTGACAGACCCTTTTCTACCTCACTGGTGGGGGATATTACGCTTGCTATATCAGAGGGGCTCGAAAAGTGGGAGCCACGTTTTCGTCTTGAATCAGTTGCCGTGCATCCTGCTGGTAGCGGTAAGTTATCGATTGATATAAATGGCCTTTATTTAATTAACGGCGAGCCCGTGTTAATTGAGGGCATTCAAATTTAACGCCAATTTTATTAAGCACTGTTTAATACTATTGGTCAAACAGCAAACAAACTGGGCTTAATCACCCATTTATTTTTTAAATCTTAAAACCACGCTTTGCGTGGTTTTTTTGTTTCTAACTGACATACCCTTAAAGGAGAATCATATGTCACAATTTCTACATGGTGTAGAGGTGATCGAGGCGCAATCAGGCACTCGTCCAATCAAAACAGTAAAAAGCTCAGTAATTGGTGTTGTAGGTACTGCCCCTTTCGCTGATGAAGAAGCATTTCCACTTAATACACCTGTATTGATTGCAGGTAAACGAGCAGAAGCCGCTAAGTTAGTTAGTCCAGACAATGCTGATTTTAAAGCACGTTTGGCAACATTACACGCAGAAGCAGAAGCACAAGCGGTGGCTGCTCATAAGGCAGCAAATGGCGACGTTGAGCCAACAGCTGATGAGCTTAAAGCGATTAAAGCAAAAGTTGAAAAATCAATCACTGATGTAGAGTACGGCCTTAAAGGTTCACTAGTACCTGCGATTGATGGCATTTTCGACCAAGCTGGTGCTGTGGTTATTGTTGTTCGTGTTGCAGATGGTGATGAAGCCACAGTAACAAACAACATCATAGGTGGTGTTGATAGTGAAGGTGCTTACACAGGTATGCAAGCGTTCTTGGGCGCTGAGTCTGTAGTAGGTGTTGCGCCACGTATCTTAGTCGCTCCAGGCTATACACATCAAAAGAACGGAACAGAGAAAAACCCAGTTGTTGCTGATATGGTCGGTATCGCTGAGCGTTTACGTGCGGTTATTATTGCTGATGGTCCTAGCACAGACGACAACGCGGCAAAAGCATACCGTAAAGACTTTGGTTCGCGTCGTGTTTTTGTTGTAGACCCTGCAGTTAAAGTATTCCGTGACGGTAAATCGGTTGTTGAACCTGCCAGTGCGCGTGTTGCCGGTATGATTGCAAAATCAGATAACGACAGAGGTTTCTGGTGGAGCCCAAGTAATACCAATATGAATGGTATTGTAGCGACTGAGCGTCCAATTGACTTCCAGCTAGGTGATGCCAATGCACGTGCTAACCTATTAAACGAAAGCGAAGTGGCGACCATTATCCGTCAAAACGGCTTTAAGTTATGGGGTAACCGCACTTGTTCTGATGACCCTAAATGGGCATTCCTATCAGTAGTACGTACTGCGGATATGATCAACGATTCATTATTACGTGCTCACATGTGGGCTGTAGACCGTAACATCACTAAAACTTACATCGAAGATGTAACGCAAAGCGTGCAGTCATACCTTGACAGCTTAAAAGCACAAGGTGCAATCCTAGGTGGCCAAATTTGGGCTGACGCTGATTTGAATACACCTGAAAACATCCAAGCAGGTAAAGTGTTCTTTAGCTTTGACTTTACACCACCAACGCCTGCTGAGCATATCACCTTCAAGAGCATTCTTACCAACAACTACCTAGAGGAAATCGTATAATGGCAATGTCTCCTAAAATCTTAAAAAAATTCAAGTTATTCGTTGATGGTAAAGGCTACTTAGGTATTGCTGACGAAATCACATTACCAAAAGTAACGGTAAAAACGCGCGAAGTGACGTCAGGTTTTCAAGCGCCAATCGAGCTTGATGTAGGTCAGCTTGAAAAGCTTGAAGGCTCAGTAACGTTACTTGAGTACAACGCTGACATGATGAAGCTACTAGGCGACTGGAGTGGTAAAACAACACCACTTACAGCGCGTGGTGCAATTCAAGCACAAGGCGAAGAGCCAGTACCAGTTAAAGTTACACTTGAAGGCTTCTTCAAAGAAGTTGAAATGGGTAATTGGAAAGATGGCGAAGAAGCAAAACTAACGCTTCAATACGCGGTTCAAAAGTACAAACTTGAAATTGGTCAAGACGTTATCTACGACATCGACCTATACAACGATACACGTATCATCAACGGTAAAGATCAAATGGCACTGCTACGTGCTGCAATTGGAGCGTAATACATTATGACAGATATCATTAAACTGAACTTCCCAGTAACGGTCGACGCGCATGAGTATGCCCAGCTGACAATGAGACGACCAAAAGTACGTGACCGTTTAATGGTGGACAAAACAGACTTGAGTGAGTCAGAAAGCGAAATTCGCTATTTTGCAAATCTGTGTGAAGTTTCTCCAGATGTGATCGAAGAGCTTGACTGGAGTGACTTTGTCAAGTTACGCGAGAAGCTACAGGCTTTTCTCGTATCCCGCCCAAGCGCTTAAAAGCCATGGTTATTGCCCTTGCTAAATATACTGGGTGGGGCTTAAACGAGTTAAACGCGCTGACCGAACCTGAGCTATGCGAATGGTTCGAAGCGGCCGTAGACTATAAACAATCGACGGAGTCAAACTAGCGTTTGACTCCGTGTTTAAAGGCAGGTTTTTACCTGCCTTTTTTTGTACTGCAAATATTATTGATGAAGTGCTATTTGCAGTACAAAAACCAACATCAAAATAACCTCTTTGTAGGTTAATAACATCACGCCTGTAGGTGCTAATCAAGCCTCCTTTGGTTATCGGGTACTTCCAACACAGGCTCGTCGCTCATTTCTTTGTATTTCCTAGGTATTGCTATGACAAATCAGGACTTTTCTGATCAAACTCGCTCACAAACTCAGGGCGTTTCGACTGAGCAGGGAACTGCCCAAAACAAGGTTAAAAATAAGCTGCCAAACGTTCAGCCATATGAAGACATTAGCGCCAGTGCCGAAATGCTTGGACAGGTGATAACGCAGCTGCAAAATCAAGCACTCGCGTTTGATACTAAGCCACTGGAATCATTGTTAGGCTTGTTATCGCAGTTTAACATGAATGAGCTCTTGGCAAGCCATGTTACGCAGCTGCGTGCCCACCTACTAGATCTCAACGCTGCGCTTATTGAGCAGACAAGTGCTATGCCTTTAGGGGATGAATCGCAGGCCGCCTTGGCAGCAGACCCACAAACCGATGGCAGCGCACATATTGAAAGCAGCCTTTTGAGCACACAAGAGTCAGCGGTGCGACAACTAGATGCACAAAGTGTGATGCGCGACAGTTTGTCATCGGTGCAGTTCAGCACAGCGAACTTGCTCAATGCCATTGATGTTACTTCACTTGACGAAAGCTTCACGCAACTTAACTGGTCTATTGGTGCGGTTGAAAACGCCGTATTGGGACTAGGTAAAGATTTACCAAAGGCGTTTGAACAAAGTATTGGTAGTGCCATTCGTGGTTTACTGAATACGGTAGCCAGTCTAAAAGTGGTTAATGTTAAAAATGTTCAACAGCATCTTACGATAAATAACCAATTTGCGGCTCAATTAAAAGATAAGCAGGTTGTGCCTAGCAAAGAAAAAATGGGTTTGTCTGAGACGTTGCAAAGTGCAGCGCCTTCGGCCAGTGCGTTAGAGCCAAAAGGGACAAAAAAGCAGACGCCATCGAAGACAAAAAGCAAGGGTACAGCAGGCAAAGGCGCAAAAGGTAATAGACGCCCAGCGCCTTCGGCATTAAAAACAACTAAGTTAAAGCAAAATAAATCTAATAAGGCATGGGCGAGCAAAGATAAGCAGCCAGCAGCAAAGCAAGTTAGCGCACTTAATCAACTTGATTTACAAAGAGTTGCGGCAGGGGACTTATCATCCTTAATTGACTTAGCGCCTGATATTTTAGAAGCGGCCAATCTAAAAGGCCCCGCAAAGGCATTAAAAACTACTTTACCTGCGCTGAAGCAGCTGGATATGCAAGGCATCGCCAGCGGTGATATTTCATCATTATTGGATGCTGCGCCAGATTTCATGGCAGCGGCCAATCTAAAAGGCCCCGCAAAGGCATTAAAAACCGCGTTACCAGCGCTGAAGCAGTTGGATATACAGGGCATTGCTAAGGGGGATATTTCCTCCTTGCTCGATGCTGCGCCAGATTTAATGGCAGCGGCGAATCTAAAAGGCCCTGCAAAGGCATTAAAAATCGCGCTACCAGCGTTTAAGCAGCTGGATATGCAAGGCATCGCCAGTGGTGATATTTCTACCTTGTTAGATGCTGCACCGGATTTAATGGACGCTGCCAATTTTAAAGGCCCCGCAAAAGCACTAAAAACTGCATTACCAGCACTCAAGCAGCTGGATATGAAAGGGATAGTGGACGGTGACTTGCAGTCTTTAGTTAAAGCTGCGCCTGATCTGCTGAACTCGTTTGGTTTTGGCGATGCAGCCTCCGTGTTTAAAAAGCATGGCGCTGCAATCGGTAAACTCGATTTTAAAGGTATTTTAAACGGTGATCTATCATCGGTAGGTGACGCTGCTACTGAGTTTTTATCTTCTTTGAGCGAGGACGAACAAAACGAGCCTCAGCAAAAACGAAGAAAGAAGCCAAACAAAAACCGTAAAGGAAAACGCAGAGGTGCTAAACGCACTCAAGCTCAGTACCGCAGCAATAAAAAGCCATGGGCCAAAGAAGGTCGAGATGTTACGCAAGCTAAGCCAAAAGCAAAGGCTAAAGTCGCAAAACCAGCGCTTAAAGTTCTGGATGGTGGCTTAAATGAGCAGCCTAGTAAGCAGTCATCAAAAACGTCAAATAAGTTATCAACAAAGCAGCCGGTTAAACAAACCAGCAAGCTAAAGCTTGGTCAAAGTGGGGCTGCCAATGACCCTATCTTTGGCAAGATGAACAAGCCCAAGTTTAAAACGGGTGGGGTGTTTAAAAGCCTAGCGCGCAGTCCAATTGCAAAAACACTGGGCAGATTCACCGCTCCACTGCGTAGCATTATGGGCGCGGCTGACGTTGCGTCTACTTTGTCAGATGACAGTTTGAGCAAACGTGAAAAGTCACAGCAAATTGGTACTGCTGCAGGTGGCGTAGGTGGAGCCATGGCTGGTGCCGCGGCGGGGGCTGCAATTGGCTCCATCATTCCGGGCGTTGGTACCCTAATTGGTGGTGCGATTGGCGGCGCAATCGGCTCGTTCGGCGGTGAATCACTGGGTGGATTTTTAGGTGACTGGTTTGGAAGCAAAATTGAAGATGAAAAGCCAACCTCTTCAGAGACAAGCAATGCTGCGAATGGCGTAGCGCAAGGCACTCAAAGCCAACCGACATCATTAGCCAATGCGCAACCTTTGAGTATTGGCAAAGTAGATCAAACGCTGGGTCGACCCGCAGCGAATGACGCCATTGTTAAGTCAGTTGTCAGTAATGCACAACAAACTAATAAGTCCAACAATCAGGCGCTTAGCTCGCAGATACAAAACACATCGAGTCAGAGAACTTCAAATCAAAGTACTACAAATCAAAGTACGTCAGTTACAAGTACCGCTAATAATACGGTGCAATCACAATCTGCCAGTACTTCAAATTCATTTGGCGAGATTTTGAGCTTAGCGGGCAATGTGATCGGCCCAATGGGGGCAATTGCTGGCACTATGATGGCTACACAGCCTAAAGCTAACAAGCAGGGTAGTAAAATGAGCAAGGTGGCTAACGTCACTGGTATTTTAGGTCATGCGGTGAACGGTCTGAGCATCCTCAATACCGCTAATAACGACGCTTTATCTGCCAAAGAAAAGGCGCAAAGCATCGGTGAAACTGGTGGTGGCTGGATAGCGGGTGAAGCAATCATCCGCACACTAGGCAAGTCGAAAAATCCGGTATTGGCGGCAGTAGCCCCGATGTTGGGCTTGTTTGGTGGTGGTGCTGTAGGCAAAGCTGTGGGTGGTGTTAGCGGTTGGTTTAGCGAAAAAGTATTAGGTAAAGACCAAGCTAACGCTAAGCCAAACAAAGAGTTAGCGGTGAATTCGCAAAATGCGGTGTCATTATCTCCAGCACTATCAAGTGAGCCAAATGTACTCAATGCAACCCCTCGCGTTGATACAAAAGCTTCACAACCGAAACCTAACGTAAATAGCAGTGTGACTGTAAACGCCAACATTACCGTGAACGCCACACCTGACATGTCGGCTGTTGATATTGCTGAACAAATTAAACAAGTGCTTGAGCAAAAACAGCAACAAGCACAGCGCGATATGCGCCTAAGATACATTGACGAGGTAGCCTAATGGCAAAAGTAAGTAGCGCATCGCACATGATGCAACTGGGTGATTATAAATTCTCAGTCAGCAGTGCGGCTTTTAGTAAATTAAGTTACGAAACCCAATATCGCTGGAAAACCCAAGAATCACAAACCGAAAAAAATAGTCCAGTTCAGCAATTCATTGGAGTGGGCAGGCAAAGTATTAACCTTGACGGCACCATCTATCCACAATTGGTTGAAGATGGCCTTGTGCAGGTTGACAAAATGCGTACAGAGGCTGCTAAAGGCAAGCCTCTGACTTTGGGGTATGTAGAAGAAAGCGGCAAGTCGAGTCCATCGGTTGGACGCGTAATGGGAAAATGGATCATTAAGTCGATAAATGAAGAGCGCAAACTGTTTTTAAACGACGGTATTCCAAGAGAAATCCAGTTCCAAATGACCTTAGAGAGCTATGACGGCAATACTAAGTAAAAGGAGAATACAATGAGTGGCGTTACCTATATCACCCGCGATGGCGACTGTTTAGATAATATCTGCTGGCGTCACTACGGGCGCAGCAGCGACATGGTAGAAATGGTGTTAGAAGCCAATCATGGCTTGGCCGAACTTGGTGCAATTTATAAAGAAAACATTGAAATATTTTTGCCTGAAGTAATTGAAAAGCCAATTGCGCAAAACGTGATTAATATTTGGGACTGAGGTAAATACCATGGACAGTGCAGCTAAAAATATTCAGCCTCAGTTTTCAATTAAAACCAACGGCAAGGAAGTCGCAAAGCGATTGGTTGACCGTATTGTTGACGTACGAGTGAGCTTAAAAACCGGATTGATGAGCGATAGTTGTTATGTGCGTTTTGATAACTTAGAGCCTGCACCCATTCAAGTGTCAAAACCGACCGACACCATTGAAATTGCCATGGGCTACAAAGAAGGTAACGAAGATAAAACCGCCACTTTGCAACCACTTGGTATTTTTGAAGTAGGTGAAACCAGTTTACGAGGCCCCCATCGCTCTATGGAACTGTTTGGCAATAAGCTGTTTTGGCACACCACACTGAAAACACCAAAGCAGCGTTCATGGCCGGAAGATCCCAAAAAGCCAAAAAAGCTCGGTGAGCTGGTGTCTGATATAGCTGGTGAGCATGGCCTAGACCCAAAAGTGGGTGATGCATTCAAAAATATTGAGTTACCCCATATTGAGCAAAATGAGAGTGATGCACAGTTGCTGAGCATGCTAGCTGAACAGTTTGATGCCATTGTGAAAATAGCCTATGACAAGCTTATTTTTATGGCGCGAGGCACGGGAAAATCACTTTCTGGTAAATCGCTGGCAGAAGTCGAAGTTAGCAATTTACTCATACTTGATTGGCAGTATGAGCAAGGTGCTTATCGCCAAATTGGTGAAGTAACCGCCTTTTATCATGACTTAGATACGGCAACACGAACGCCAGTTAAAGAAGGTGAGGGCAGCCCTGCAATGGTATTGCCCTATGTGTATGCTGATGAAGCAACAGCCAAGCGGGCAGCCAAAGCTAAACATAACCGGCAAAAGCGAGCGACCAAAACACTGGCCTTGTCGATGATTGGTGATGCAAAAATTGTCGCCGGTGCGGTGATAAATGTGGTTGATAAATCAACAACAGAAAAAAATAAAATAGAACAAATACTTGGTAAATGGTTTGTGTCAGAAGTAGAGCACCAAATTAACTATCAGGGTTTTCGTTCTCATTTAATCTGTGAACAACTCGCTTAAACGGTACATCTATAAATAAAAAATTAAACTTACTATTCATATGATTAACGCCCAGCTGGTGCAATACCAACTGGGCTTTTCGTCTTCCTAATACCAATCCGCTTAACTAAGTAGTCTATTTTGAGGTAAGAGAACCTTGTCGGTAGCACCGCTACCGTGTCCTGCTATCGCTAAGGTACCTACATCCATATAGGCAAGGCAAAAATTTCGTTATTTAGTTGTTCTAAATGAGAAACTTTTAACGCAGCTATCGTCAGGTTTAATCCCTCAAAATGATTAAGTGTTATTGCGGATTGGTATAAGTCCTCCCAACGATTCCTTTCTCCAACTAAGGCCACCCTATGCGTATCGCTTAGGCTCTGGCCTCCTTCCAAGTGTTGTTTCACTTCCATCCCACCATATTTAGAACGCCACTTGTAAAATGTACTTTGGCCAACACCATGTTTGCGAGATATTTCTGGCACAGGAACACCTGATTCAGCTTCTTTGATCATGCCCACGATCAGTGTTTCGGTGAACTTACTTTTTCGCAT